GGCAGATATCAAGCTGAACGCTGGTGATATGGTGTTTTTGGCTAAAGACATTCCTATACCTGTTGGATCTAGCTTTGAGTACATGTCTGGAAACAAAATCGTTATGGAAACAGGTCATAGCTTGATTGTGCAATCCAGCGTTGCCAGTAGTCTAGATACTGTGGCGAGTATCATGGAGATTACTTAATGACACGCGCAAGAGATTTAGCAGACGGAAAATTTGACACTGATGTAGAAGTTGAAAACTCTTCTGGTGCAACACTTAAACTTACAAGCACAGACACAACTGGTGCTGACACAGAATTGCTTGGACAAATTGACTTCGTAAGTTCAGATAGTTCGACAGGCTCCGCTGGTACACAGGCTCGAATAAAAGGCGTGTATGAGGATAACGGCGACAGTAGTGGCATAGCGTTTTTAGCAGGTGCTTCAACAGGCAGTGGCACACCAACGATTAGCGAGGTTATGCGTATACGGCATGAAGGCAATGTCGGTATCGGGACGACTTCCCCCAGTGTAAAACTGGAAGTGAATGGAGACATCAAATCCAACGTCGCTGATGGCTCTAACGCACAAATATCTGCGATAACAGCCGGTTCGTCTAATTATGCGACACTTACAACAACGAATGGCACAAGAAGTTTTTCTATGCAGGTGCGACCTGACCAGAGTAACGCTTTCGTAATTCGTGACGAGACGGGCGGTGCAAACAGGTTTTTAATCGAAACAGGTGGCGCTGTTTTAATGGGTAAGACAAGCACCGACAAAACAGTGTCGGGGTTTGCATTTGAGCCGGGAAACCAAGCGCAGTGTCATATGACTTCAACAAGTGGCATAAACTTAATTCTTAATCGTCAAACAAGCGACGGCACTTTAGTGCAACTTAGGCACGCTGACACTACAGAGGGCAGCATTGTCGTGTCTGGCAGCACTGTTTCATACAACGGTGGTCACCTTTCCCGCTGGTCACAAGCCACAGACGGCAACCGCATCGACGGCCTTGTCAAAGGTACAGTGATGACTAATCTCGACCAGATGGCTGAGTGGACAAAGGATGGCGTGACCGAGGACAACGAGCAGCTAAACTGTATGGCCGTGTCGTCTGTTGAGGGTGACGTGAACGTGGCTGGTGTGTTTGTTAACTGGGACGACGATGATGAGGACTACACAGCCGACATGAACATCGCCATGACCGGCGATATGGTCATCCGCATTGCACAGGGTACGACAGTAGCACGAGGCGACTTGCTGATGTCAGCCGGTGATGGCACTGCCAAGCCGCAAGATGATGATATCGTTCGCAGCAAGACGATTGCGAAGGTCACTAGCACTAATAAATCACACACTTACGATGACGGCAGCTATCTCGTACCATGCGTTTTGATGGCCTGTTAGGAGAAGTAAATGCCATACATAGGTAAGACACCATCACAAGCTACTAGAGCTAGGTATTATCTCACTGCCAGCGGGGGTGAAACCTCGATATCTGGCAGCATGACGGTTGGTGGTACGCTTACCTTTACGGATGGCAACTTTGTAGATGTGTCAGTAAACGGTGTAGCACTGGTTGCTGGTACAGATTACAACACCAACACCGCTAACACGATTGCTGGTTTGTCTGCACTGACTGCAAACGACCAAGTAGAGATCATTGTCTACGATACGTTTAGTGTGTTTAGCGGCGATGTGGATAGTGATTTCTCTGTGGGTGGTAATCTGAGTGTTACTGGCACCTCCACTCTTACTGGCGCAGTTACAGCGAGCGGTGGTGCAACTTTATCTTCGTCATCGTCTGGTGAGTTCAACGCTCTTACAATCAGTCAAGCTGACAACACAAGCGGCAACGAAAGCCGTATTCGTTTTAAGCGAACTACAGACGCCGGTTCAGACCGTGAGGTAGCGGCAATCGTCGCTGACCGGCTGGGGGGTAATGATACCGATTTAGTTTTTGAAACCAACACAGATGGTTCTGATGGTTCAGTTGAAAAGATGCGTCTCAGCCATCTTGGCATTTTGTCTATAGACCAAATATTTGGTCTTGGAGACACAGATACAGGGTTGGCACTTGGGGCAAATGGTTCAGACATTCTTCAGCTTTACACGGGTAACAGTGAAAGGGCTAGAATAGATGACAATGGAAACTTGCTTGTAGGCGTCACCTCTGCCGCTTTGTCGGCAAACACAGGTGTTCAAGCTGCTGGTCCTATTGAAAGCAATCACAGCTTACGCGCGGAAAGTAATAGTATTGCTGTAAATATCGGCAACGACGGTGGCACTGCCGTTGTGGGTGCGGCAACCAATCATGGTTTAAATTTATTTAGTAACAACACTACAAGGCTCCAACTTACTAACGATGGTGTTTTAGGCAACTTCAATGGCCGTAATTCTGCGGGAATTATAAGCAGCAAAACAAGTATTACAGTAGATGATGACTCGTCAGTTACCATTGTCGATGCTTCTGCATCACAAATAGCTGGGCGTGGAATGTTATTGATTTATGAAACATCTGGTGGCTCTGGAGGTACATTCACCGCAGGATTTAATTCTGCCACTCTACTGAACACAACGAACTATTTTGGAACAGGTGCAGACTTTGTTGTGGGAGATACTGACAATAATTTTTGTGTAATCGTAAGTGGACACGAGATTACTTTCAAAAACAGGATTGGTTCATCCAGAGCCTTTCATATTCAATTTATAGGCGCTGGCATTACCTAAGGAGAAAGACATGTCCATCACATACACCGTGGATAAATTTTATGATGAAGATGGTGACAAAGTAGTGGGATTGCTTTGCACAGATGCTGACGGGAATGCTTTCATTACCGACAAACGCATCAAACTCGTAGATGGCACAAGCAATGAAAGTTATGTCAAACAAGCATACGATGCCTCAAAGGCTGCGATTGATAAGTGGGCTGCGCAGTTTGATGTTAAGGGAAAAACTTTTGACCCTTCTGACAATTCGTTGTCTTGATATAGGAGAACGAGTATGCCATACATAGGTAAAGAACCAAAAACCATTACGACCATATCGGATCTCACTGCTACAGGCACCACCGCACTCACGGGCAACGCAACGGCAGCGGGTACGCTAGATGTCACTGGTGCAATCACATCATCTGCTGGCGCAACAATCACTACCTCTGACAATACCGCGCAATTAACACTGACATCGACAGATGCAGATGCAAGTGTTGGGCCTGTTTTAGATTTGGTAAGAGACTCTGGTAGTCCTGCTGACTCTGACCTTCTTGGTTCTATTAAATTTATTGCTGATGATGACGGCGGGAACGAAACTACATTTGCCTCCATTTCAACTCAAATCGGAGATGCTTCTAACGGAACTGAAAGTTCTGCATTACAAATAAAAGCTATGAATGCTGGCTCTCTTGTTAGTAGAGCAGATTTTTTGGTATCAGAGACAGTTTTTAATAATGGTAGCATAGACCTCGACTTCCGTGTCGAGGGCAACGGCAATGCCAATGCACTTTTTGTGCAGGGTTCAGACGATTTTATTGGCATAGGAACTGGCACACCAAAGAAGAAGCTGCACATCCAAGACACCACATCTGATGGTATAATTATTCTGGATCGTAATGGCACTTCAGCAGACCATCAGATTTGTTTTGCCCACAATTATCAGAGCGGAAGTCAATCTGGCGGTAACTATTATGCAATTGGTGTTGATGATTCTGAAAACAAGTTAGTGTTTGCATTTGATGCAAATTCACAGGCTAGTCTTTCTGCTGATGCTAAAATGGTTTTGGACAGCAGTGGCAACGTAGGCATTGGAACTTCATCACCATCAAGAAAATTAGAATTGAACAATGGTGCAACAGGAACATTAGTTACTTTTACTGACGGCGTTGCAACTAATTTCACCTTCAAAACAGATGGAAGCAATGTAGGCACTTTTGGCACTGAAGCTGGAAGCACAACCTTAGCGTTTATGTCGTCAGGAGTAGAAAGGATGCGTGTGGCTAGTGGCGGCCAAGTAATGGTTGGTGATACCACGGGGGGAAATTATTCCGATGGCGGCTTGTTCACACGACACGCAGGAGGAGCAAACAACTCACCTTTCTGTGTTGTTAATGGAACCACAAGCGGCACTAGACGCATGATTGACTTTTTTGTTGGCACCGGCACAAGTCGTGTAGGTTCTATACAAAGTAACGACAGTGCAACAGCTTTCAACACATCTTCAGACTATCGGTTAAAAGAAAACGTAGCTGATATGACAGGAGCCATTGACCGTGTGAAGGCACTGGCACCGAAAAGGTTCAATTTTATTGTAAGCCCCGATACCACCGTCGATGGCTTCTTGGCACATGAAGTATCTAGCATCGTTCCAGAAGCAATCAGTGGTGTGAAGGATGAGGTCGCTATTTGGGGGAAGGAAGAAAAACTACCTGATGGGGTAAAGGTTGGTGATAACAAGCTGGATGATGATGGTAATACAATTCCTATCATGCAAGGAATAGACCATAGCAAGCTGGTTCCTCTGTTGACCGCTGCTCTAAAAGAGGCCGTTGCCAAGATTGAATCTCTTGAGGCTCGTGTGACGGCATTGGAAGGATAGGAGTCTGTTTTGCCTCTCAGCAAATTGCAATTTAAACCCGGAATAAATAGGGAGGGAACAAACTACTCTAATGAAGGCGGCTGGTTTGATGGTGATAAAATCCGGTTTCGTAATGGTTATGTTGAACGCATAGGCGGTTGGGCAAGGGTATCTAACAACCAGTTTACTGGCACCGCTCGTAAGGTATTTGATTTTGTTACACTCGCATCTCAGAACTTATTGTTTGTAGGCACTGAGAAAAAAGTGTTTTTGGAAGATGCAGGTGTATTTAACGATATTACACCTATCCGCTCTACTGTCAGTTTAGGAAGTAACCCAGTAAATACAACTGGAGGGGCAGGGAGTGGTGTGGTAACTATCACCACACAAGCTGCACATGGGGCAGAGGCGGGTGACTTCGTTACTCTAGCTAACCTGACTGCAACAGACGGTATTACTACCGCTCAACTTAATAAAGAACAAACTATAGCATCAGTCCCTAGCACCACTACTTTTACAGTAGATACTGGTGGCTCGGCCTCATCAGGTAGCACAGCAGGCGGCGGCTCATCTGGAACAGCAGCTTTTCAAATTAACGTAGGTATTAATACTACTGTTCTTGGATCAGGCTGGAGCGCGGGAACATGGGGTCGTTTTGAATGGGGCTCTGCATCTGGTGCGTTGTCGGGCATTACACTACGGCTATGGGCAGTGGATAATTTTGGCGAAGATTTAATTTTCAATGTAATGAATGGTTCTATTTACTACTGGGATGCTACAAATGGAGTAAGCACCAGAGCAGTAGAACTTTCTTCTTTAGCGGGTGCAAGTGACACACCCACAATCGCTCGTAAAGTTTTGGTATCTGACGTTGACCGTCATGTAATTGCATTTGGTGCAAATATAATCGGTACTAATACACAAGATCCACTCCTCATACGTTTTGGTAGTCAAGAATCTTTAACCGATTTTACACCCACGGCAACTAATACAGCAGGTGATATTCGTTTATCTAAAGGCAGTGAGATTATTACTGCGGTGCAAACCAGTAGACAAATACTGGTGTTTACAGACCAATCGCTATACTCCATGCAATTTTTAGGCGCTCCGTTTACTTTTGGAGTATCTTTACTTGGCGATAACATCCGCATATCTGGCCCAAATACAGCGATTGCAGTAAATGATGTTGTGTTCTGGATGGGCCAAGAAAATTTCTATGTTTACGATGGTCGCATACAAACACTGCCTTGCAGTGTTCGTGATTATGTTTTTAATGATATGAATAATCAGCAATCGTTTAAATTTCACGCTGGTTCTATTGGTAGCCAAACTGAGATCTGGTGGTTTTACTGTTCATCAGGGTCTACTGAGATTGACCGCTATGTAATTTATAATTATGGGCAGCAGATTTGGTACTACGGAAATTTGGTTCGCACTACATGGAATGATCGAGCTTCAGGACTGCGTAGTTTCCCACAAGCTACAACTACAGATGGGTATCTACTAAATCATGAGGATGGTTTAGATGACAGAAGTGGTGACAGCACTGTGGCTGTAAATGCGTTTGTTCAATCATCTGACTTTGATATTGGTGATGGGCAACAATTTATGCTGGTAAACCGTATTCTACCCGATCTTACATTTAACGGATCAACTGCTTCTAATCCAGCAGCGGTGTTCACTGTTAGGAGTCGTGATTTTGGTGGTGACGCTTTTACAGAATCTCCTTCAGGGTCTGCTACGCGCACTGCTACATCTCCAGTTGAGCAATATACAGATCAAATAGATTTACGCGCCCGTGGTCGACAAATGGCAATTAAAATAGAAAACACTGCCACTGGTGTAAAATGGCGACTAGGAGCACCTAGACTAGACGCGAGGCCGGATGGTAGGCGATGACAAAAAAAGTCGTACGGCCTATCTTACCAGTTGCGCCTAATCAATATGATCAGGTTTACATAAACCAATTAGCAAGAGCACTAGAGTTTTTGATAGATGAAGTACGCGATGCTAAGATTAATTTTCAAGGGATTCCAGGTTCTGGTGCTGCGAATGCTCTAGAACGTGGTGATTTTTTTATAGCTGATGGTGGGTTTATAAAAGTAATTGTTGCTGAAGATTTTTATTCAGGAAGTGTTCAAGCGACAGGTGCGGTAGGCACGGTGACGATAAGTGTTTCATAAGTTGCGCCAAGATAGAATTATGTTTATGATGCAAATAGCAAATCTCAGGCATTGCTACCCTGCATCTAACTTGTGGAGAAACTAAGATGCAAGGTATTGCAGCACTCGGTTATGAAGTTCAAGAGCTACCCTTGGTTCCTGAAGGCGGGATCCAAGAATATGAACACGCTGCAAACCTGCTCGCTGAGTTTGGACGCAATGGTGATACTTACATTGTTCATGCCGCTGAAGGCGAAACAATGGTGCCTATGGAGGTGTTGGAAAATAATCCACGCCTTAAAGATATGCTGTTTGCCCAGATGGAAGAGATGGGTATTGAGCCAGAGCGTTACATCGTTGGTAACGAACTAAACAGCATCAACCCGATTACAGGGCAAGCAGAGTTTTTCTTTAAAAAAATATTTAAGAAAGTAAAAAAAGCAGTCAAAAAAGTAGCTAAAGTAGCTAAAAAGATTGCCCCGATTGTACTGCCCATTGTGGCACCGTTCCTGCTCCCTGCAATGCCTCTGGCTTTTGCTACAGGCATCGGTAGTTTGGCCGGTGGTCTAATAGCAGGGCAAGATTTTAAAACAGCCGCTAGAAATGCAGTGATTACAGGTGGTTTGGCTGGGTTAGGTAATTTAGCGTTTGGAGGCACTGAGGGTTTTGGTAGTGGCAGCTTCTTTGGAAGCCGCGCTGCCCCAAGTCAAGGACTAGGTACATTTAGCTTTAAACAAGCGGTCACTCCTGTAAACCCATTGAGCCAAGCTGGTCAGGCGCAACTCGCAGCTCTTAGAACGCAAGCAGCTCAACAAGCGGGAGGAACTGGCATAGATTTCACAGGCGAAAAGATAGAGTTCCCTGATTCACAGAACCTGAGTGACAGGGTCGGTGATGAGCGCAGCCTGTTTGAAAAAGCAAAAGATAAATTTACAGAGACTTTTAGTCCTAATAGACCAAGTATCCAACCTTCCGCTGAAGCGGTAGGTCAAGAGGCAGCAAGAATAGCTCAAGGCGATATTGCAGCGGCAGAAGCAACAAAAAGTGCATTAGAGGCAGCAGGATTACCCGCCCCAACTATTGATACAACAGCGATTGTTGCGGATGCTACTAAAGCAGCCAGAGCAAACCTCGCACCTAGCTTTATAGAAAAATTTGGTCCAGCCACGGCACTCGGCACAGCGGGTGCGGTTGCTGCTGATGCAGCTACAGGTGGTGCTATCTTAGGAATATTTACAGATAGTGATGGCGATGGGCTTGATGATACTACTGGTTATACATCAGAAGAATATCAACAAATGTTCCCAGAGGCCTTTTTTGACCCAGAAGAATTTTATGGGAATAACCCCTATTATCGGGACCAACCTGTCACAACTTTGCCTGTTGTTGGAGATATTGCAACTGTTGCACAAGGCGGCGAAATAGTTGGTCCCGGAACACCAACCAGTGATTCAATACCCGCTCTGTTGAGTGATGGTGAGTTTGTGATGAATGCTGCTGCTGTGCGCGGTGCTGGAGGTGGTGATAGGAAAGAGGGTGCTAAACGAATGTACGCTATGATGCGTGATTTTGAGCGGAGGGCGTAATGGCTACAGAAACCATTATTCAAAGAGAAGCCCCCGAAATAGAGGCTTATAAACTTGGCTTAATGAAACAAGCCAAAGATTTAGTAGCGAGACCTCCGACGGGTGGATTACCTAATATAACGGCGGCGGGTACAGAACAATTAGGACAAAGAGCTCAGCAATTAGCTCAGCGAGGGGTTGGTAGTTTTCAACCATTTATTGATCAAGCTGCTGGGACTATTGGCACAGGTCTAGGCGCTTTTGGTACAGGCCAAGGAGCTATCCAAGCAGGGTTGAGTAACATTTACGCTGCCGCAGGACAAGACCCTACAGCAGCGGCACGAAGAATGGTTGAAAGTTCAGCTCAGGCTTTTGACCCAACCACAGGTGCTGCTGCTTATATGAATCCATACCAGCAAGCAGTTGCTGATGAAATTAACCGTGCTTATGATATCCAGCAGCGTCAAGCAGCGGGGCAAGCTGTAGGCGCAGGAGCTTTTGGTGGTAGTAGAGCAGAAATAGCGGCAAGAGAAATAGATAGAAACCGTGCTAGTGCCTTAGCAAAAGCCCAAGCAGATAATTTTTTACAAGCCCAACAAGCTGCTAGAGCTGATTTTAGTAATCAACAAGCTAGGCAAATGCAAGCAGGACAAACCCTTGGTCAATTAGGGTTAACTCAACAGGATGCCCTCAGGCAAGCAGGTGTTTCAGCAGGTCAGTTAGGTGCTTCATTAGGACAATTAGGTCAGGGTATTGGCTCATTAGGGGTGCAGCAAGCAGCTCTGGGTGAGTTAGGTTCTAAGTTGAGGGGCGAGGATATTAATAGGCTTGCTACTCTGGGTGAACAACAAAGGCAAATCAATCAAGCTCAGCTCGAGGCAGGAAGACAAACGCAAATGCAAAGAATTTTCGAGCCTTATCAACGGCTCGGTTTTTATAGTGATATCTTGCGTGGTGCGCCGACTACTCAACAAACTATTACTCAGTCTGCTACAGCTAATCCGAGCTTGTTAAATCAAATTGTTGGTGGTGCAGCAACAGGATTAGGTTTGTATGGCGCAGCAAATAAAACGGGGTTGATATAATGTATAATCGCGTATTGCAGAGGAGGATGTTTGCAAATGGTGGTGCGGTGCAAGCACAACCGCCTATGATGCAACAGCCTATGGCTCCCCCTACTTCTGTAGGGACAGGAATTACTTCTGGGTTGGTAGACCCAGCCACAGAGCAACAGACCGCCGAGGCTGGCTTTGCTGCGATGGCTGGCGGGATGCAAGATATGCTTAACCAAATAGACTCAGCAGAGTCGACAGAAGAAGTAATCAATGCCATGCGCGGTGATGATGCCAGTATACAAGAACGCTACAGTGAGCTGGCTGAGTTTGTAGGCCAAGCAGATGCTAAGAAAACACCTGAATCAGTCTTGGCCCTTGTACAACCAACCTTTACCATGATGGATATGGTTCGCGAAGAATCACCCTCTGGAGGCATAGCAGATGCCATGCCCATGATGGGAGGTGGATCTCCCGCCGGAAATTTTAATGTAGCCTCACCTGTACAAGCTCCGGGAATGGGTGAGGCGATAGCGCGTATGCAAGCTGGCGAGACACCCGTAAAGAGGCAGTTTGGCTCTGGCCCACAGGCAGAAAACACTCTCGTTACACGCCCAAATATTGTTCCGGGAGTAAACCTCAATGTTAATCGACAACCGATTACAATGACCCTGCCTAATCTTGGTGGGCAAAGTTTACCTCCTCTACAAAGTATTGATCAAAATAGAGTGCGTGGGTACGCCAGTGATTATATGGGGATTATGAAACCATATCTAGATCAAATGACTGGAGGTGCCGGTTTAGATATTCAAGGAAGTATGAAAGAACTGGCTCCCTTCCTGCCTAAAACTAAAACATCTGATGAAATATTAAAAGAGTATCGAGATTTGTTAGGTTCTGATGCAGATGATGCAGCTAAGACACAAGCATATCTCGCTCTCGTAAAAGCTGGTCAAAGCATTGCTGGGTCAGATAAACCCTTGTTAGGGGCAGCGATTGATGCTGCTGGTGAGGTTGCGCCTGACCTTAGTAAAATCGCCGCTGCAAAGGCAGAACAAGACCGCGCGATTAAACTCGCAGCCCGTAAAGAATCTGTAAGCCGTGATGATGCACTGCGTTCTGCTCAACTTAATGTAGCGAATGCAGCTCTTGGTAGAGCAGCGGCAGCAAGTGCAACCCTTGAAAACGCAATATTATCTGCACAAAAAGAAGCTGTGAATTATGGCTTGAAGTTAGAAGGCGATGCAGTAAAAGCTGTAAATGATACTGCTGTAAGAAACTGGTCAGCCGCTAATCAGTACGGTGTGACGGCTACTGAAACATGGGGTAAATATGACCCGAAGACTAAAAAGGTTGACATTATCGGTGTAAGACGCACCGCTGATGGCGTTAAATATATTGATGGCAACAATGGCAGATTAATTGATGTGCCTGAGGGTTATGCCCCGTACAGTAAAGATGCGTTTGCTGCTGCTCATGGCACAGGGGAAATAGATTTTTCCAAAGCTAAAAAGGTAAATCTACTTATTCCTGATATCGCATCAACAGATGCAGATGGTAACATAATCCCAGCTAGGGGTTCTAAATCTGGTTTCAACCAATTTGCTGGATTTTTCCTTGGGGGTAATTACTATTATTCACCAACAGGTGAAGCAAAAGATGCGATAAAAGCACCGCAAGGATTTATTGAAGGTAACGAAGCCGATGTGCTTGAAGTTTCCGCTCCAGATTCTGTAGGCCGTATAAAAGTAACTGTTAAAGCAGGTCCTCGTGCGGGGGAGAGCTTTGTTTCTCAAGTCAACGGAGTGCAGTTTGGTGGTGCAGCATATGCCCTTGAACCAGCCGTCCGCGATGCTAAGGGGGCTTTGGTTTCTGGTAACCCATTGGTTGAAACAGTTGATAATCCTGGAATAGCCGCCGCGACACTACCAGAGTCTACGATAAGAACTAACCAAAACAAAGTTATTTCTATTTCCAACGCCCTCAACTCTGCTAATGAAGTCCTTGGTTCTATCCCAGATGCAGTTGGTCCGCTAAATACGGTTAAAGCATGGACTTCTAATGTGGTTGGTTCAGTTGCTCCTGACTCATGGGATAATATGGTGGAGTTTGCTGCTACCGAGCGGGGTAGGAGACGTATGGAGTTGTTCTCTCGTAACCTAGCTCGTGCTTTGGCACTTTCAGATAGGTACGCCGTCAGGGAACAAGAGCTCATTGCGGCTCTGAACGAAGACCCCGCAGGTTTCTTCAAAAACCCAGATATGTCTACTGTGCGATTCCAAGAGCTTATGCGTATTTTGCAGAACGAACTTACGTTTGCCCGTGGTATTATCAGTGATCAAGAAAAGATACCTATCTTGCGTGAGATTCCAACAGGCGGCAAAAATGACCCAATCATTTTTGAGGCTCCTGGACAGTATGAAGCACTCACCATCACAGCAGCAACTGCTGGTGGTAAAGACAAACTTAATGGGCTATTTATAGAGATGACTCCTGAAGAAGCAGCGCGGCAAGGTATTTCACCGAGCTTGATTCCAGGAGATGGCTCACCAGTTCTGTTGGAAATCGGTAAAGATATAACTTTCTAGGGGGTTTAAATGTCAGCTATTAAAATAGGGCCTCCTACACAACAAGGTCAACAAGATTACCAACGGAACAAAGCTCCTAACTTAATGTTGAGTGACCCCCGTGACCCGACCCTGGATCCTGGAGTAACCCCTGCTCAAGCAGAAATAGGTGTCTCTGCAGATGTATTGCCTAGCCGCGTGACAGGGCAAGCAGAAACAGATGAAACCTTTATCGGCGAAACACCAGAAGATTACACAGGTGTAGATCTTGGGCTAATTAGTGATTTTACTCGTGGGTTTAATGACCTTATTTTATATTTACCTGATGCAGCCATAAATGCTGTTGCTGGGGGGCTTGAAGCAGCGGGTGTTGTAGAAGAAGGCACTGTTGATAGAAACTTTTTATCAAGAGTTTTTAATAGCTCAGATTATGAAAGCCAAAGAGTTATTATCCCTTATTTGGTTCATTACGGAACAGGCAGGTTTGCAGGGCAAGCTGAACAAGAAGGTAAATTAGCTGCTATAGCTCGTGGCGCAGGGCAAGCCACCGCTGCGACTGTACCTGTGGTCGGTTTACAAACAAGAGCTGCTGCTATCCCAGCCACTGAAGTTACTAGACTTGGATCTAAAATACCGTTTTTAGGAACTGACGTTTTAGCAAAGGGAGCTGTAACACCTTCCGCTTCTACCACCGCTCAACGTGTAGCAGAAACTATGATCGCACCTTTTAGGGCAAGTCCCGGAACTGCCGTTGCTGCGGAAACTGCTCTTGGTGCGGCCTCTGGTGCAGGTGCTGAAGCAGAAACACAGCTCTTCGGTACAAATACAGGGCTTGGCGGTCTAGTTCCTCTAGCTCCTGCGGGTATATATTACGGTGCTAAGAAAACTCCTGGAGCTAAATTTGTTAGCAAAGGTTTTAGTTGGGCTGGATCTAAAATAAGAGGCGGTATAGATGATGCTAAAGTTCTTACAGGAAAAGTAGATCCTGCTGAGGGTGCAGAAGGCCAAGCTGCTCTTGCTAAGTTAGGTGATGAAGTAAAAGAAGCGGCTGCTTTTCCAGAAGCACAAGACAATTTAAGAAAAGCTGCTGACATTGAAGCAACCCTTGGTGGGTATGCAGATGCACCAATTACACTCAGTCCTGCAGAGGCCACGTTAGATTTACCATTACTGGCGACTCAAGCTAGAATGGAAGGCACTGGTGACGCTGCTTTTACTCGTGCAAATAACGCTCGTAAAAATAATGTTTTAAATGCGGCTCAAAAATTTATTGATGGTGAACTTACAGGTAGTCCCATTGATGATGCTCCCCTGTATGTTTATAACCAAGCAAGAGACGCTTACGAGGCTACTTACGCCAGAATTAATGCAGAGGAAGACGATATAACTTCTTCTTGGGCATTAGTCACCGCTGCTGATACAGGGGTATACCCTAAATTAAGTGACCGTGCTTCTATCGGAGATAACATCCGCACTACGATTGTTGATGCTCAACAATCTGCTAAAGATGATGCTGCTGCATTAGCTAAAAAACTCAAAATTAATGATGCTGATCCAGTTGGTAACCGTGATGCCACGGCTGGGGCGCAAGCCGCTGTGCGAGATGCCCTAACGACAAGGGCAGGTAAGGAAGCTATCAGTTACGAAGGCTTACCGCCACTGGTTCGTAAGTTTGTAGAGTTTAAATTTAAAGATGGTAAAATGTCTTTCCAAGATTGGAAGTCATTCCGTGATCAAGTTGGTAGTGCGATTGGTGTAGCTCTTGCTAAAGGCGATAACTCTTCTGTAAGGCCGCTTGCCATACTGAGCGAACAACTCGATAACATGGCTACTTCATATGGCAGAACAAATGAAAAGTTTGAACAGTTCCGTTTAGTATACGATAAAAACGTAGTGGCTCCTTTTGAGCGTAGCGGTGTGATAAGAGTTACCGCTAAAGGACCAGGATCTACTGGTGAGCAGCCACAGTATTACTTGCCAGATGAACAAGTAGTCAAAGCATTCTTAAGCGATACAAATACTGCACGACAGTTTATGAAATTGTTTGCAGATAAACCTGCCGATATGAGAGCTATGAAAGCTGTTGTGCTGGATCAGATTAGAGATACCGCGTATAATTATAATAAAGGTGTGTTTAACCCTGATAAGATTAATTCTTATCTAAATAAAAACCGCGAAGTTTTAAGTGAGCTTGGTTTGCTGGATGATTTACTTGACACACAAAAACTGATTGAGGATCAAGTAGCTCGTCAATCTGAATTAACTGCCAGAAGAAGAGCCATACAAGGTAACACTTTAATAGGAGCTGTTGGAAGGGCGGTAGGAAATGAAAGCCCTGATCAATTGTTTAAAGAAGCTCTAACAAACCCCGCTAAAATGCGCCAGTTACGAGAAGTCGCCTCGGTGGCAACAGATAGTTATACTGCTGAACAAGGTGCTCAGGCTTTCCGTGCTGCGATAACTGAAAAGATGTTGGCAAAAGCACCCGATGCTTTGGGAAGCCCTACTGCTTTTAAACAGTGGATGGTAAAAAACGAGGAAGTTTTAGATGCCGCTTTTGATAAAAGCCATGTAGATAACCTTTATTTGATAGCTGATGCTGCTGAAAGAGTTCTCATAACAGGTATTTCTAGAGGCAAAGGTGTAACAGATGAAGACATTATCAGTCGGTTTACAGGTGCGTTAGGCACTACCCCAGCGGGTATCTCTAACCGTTTTATCGCTGTGCAAGAAGGCCGACTTGGTTCTAAAGCGATGGTCGGTTACATAATCAGCCGAGCTATCAGGCAACAATCAGGGGTGCGCTCTGATGCTTTGTTCCGTGAAGCGATGTTTGATCCAAATATTGCTAAATTACTTACTACTGAGGGTGGGGAATCTGTCGCACCGCTTGGAGCAAGTGAGCCAAATAAAAGAAAAATAAACGCTTTCCTTTTCAATATTGGTGTTGATTACGGTGAAGGCATTACTGGTGAGGGTGCCACACAAGAACTGATCCTTGAACCACAGATGCCCGAGCAACCAGTTACAGAAACGCCGCCACCTCCTGCGCCTGTGGTGCCTGACCCTCAACCATTTATATATGCGCCCACTCCAGGAATTACGACGCCTACTCCTAAACCTAAACCACCACGACCACCTGCCGGTTCTACAGCGAGTGTGGGTATAGAAACATTATTTCCTAATGACCCCACTTCTATAGCTATCGCTAAACGTAGAGCAGCAGGGCAAGCATCAGCAGGAATAGTCTAATGGATCCCGTCACCGCAATGGCTACTGCTTCTGCGGCGTTCGGAGCTCTAAAGAAAGGGTTTGCAATAGGCCGTGACATTGAGTCTATGGCCTCTGACCTCTCACGTTGGATGGGTGCTTTATCTGACCTTGATCAGATGGAGAAAGAAGCTAAAAACCCACCTATCTTTAAAAAACTATTCGGTGGTCAGAGTGTAGAGCAAGAGGCGATCACAGCTTTTGCAAACAAACAAAAAGCGGAACAACAAAGATACGAGCTGAAGCAGTGGATTAGCCTGACTATGGGTAAATCCAAATGGGATGAGCTTGTACGCATGGAAGGACAGATCCGTAAACGTAGACAAGAAACCCTGTACCGTCAAAGAGAACGTCGGCGCAAGTTTGTAGAGATTGTCGCGTGGATTATTGTTTCCGGTGCGGGAGCAGCCGTGCTAACAGCTTTTGTTTTACTGCTCAAAGCTCACTCAGCAAACGCACAAGCAGCAAATGATTTGACTACTTGCCGATTAGTAAAGTGTATGAAGATAGATAAAAATAAAGAGGCTTGTGTCTACAGGGGTGCTTACAATACGCAAGAGACTAATTTCTTTGAGTATGGTGAGTGGAAACCTAGAGAATACCTTTGTCAGTGGGATTTAGACCAACCACCTCCCCCAGATGTATATGAAGTATTAAAAGGTATACGCGATTCACAAAACTAAATAATCCATTCTTTATAACCTTCAGCTAACACTCTGCTGCTGATGTCTATTTTATCACGCAAAGCACGGATTACTTTTTCATCTACAGTTTTTTCTGCCACAATATCTATGTATGTGACTTTGTTTGTTTGACCTATGCGGTGCGCTCTATCTTCACTTTGCAGGCGCACTTCTAAATCATAACCGTTGCTGTAATATATAACTGTCTTAGCTTCTGTTAGGGTCAGCCCATACCCGCCTGTGCGTGGCTGGCCTACAAAAAACCGCAATGGGTCTTGTGGGTCTTGGAACCGCTCTACGATAAGCTGGCGTTCATCAGCAGGTGTATCACCATAGAATAGCTCTACACTTTCTTGTCCGTATTCCTTTACCAGAGCTTTTTCTATCAACAACAAATCATGTGTGAAGTTACCCCAGATAATAACTTTGCCATCTATTTCTTCCAAAGATGACATTAACTCATTGAGTTTATTACTTGGAACTTCTACCGTTCTACCATCTTCAAACTTAGCAAACCCAGAACATACCTGTTGCAGTCTAAGTATTTGAGTCAGCACTGTTGGGGCAGAAATCATGCCACCATCCTCACCTTCGACAATGGCTAGGGCCATACTTTTCATCTGCTCATACAGCCTTTTTTGCTCAGAAGTGAGCTCAACCGTGCGCCGTGTATATACTTTGTCAGGTAAGTCTAAGCATTCTTCTTTGCGGACTCTAAAACTAAACGGCTCGATAATACCGTTCAGCTCATCTAAATTTTGGTAGCCGACAATCTGATTGAAACTGTGCGCTCCCATAGTCCTACGCACCATCTTGGCATATCTGTTTTGAAAAGTCCAAAAACTACCTTGCCCGAGAACGTAATGCTCAAGAAACTCACACTGCGTAAACAAATCAAGTGGTGATTTAGTTACAGGGGAGCCTGTGAGTATGCGTCTGTAAGGTGCGTTTTTACCCAGCTTAATGAGGTTCTTAGTTCTCTGAGCTGTGCGGCTTTTAATAGTGGTGCTTTCATCCACTGCCAGCATAGCCCTATGAGTAAACAAAAACTTATCTGCTTGTTCGAGGCCACGTTTAGTGGACAAAGCCTCTACATTCATAAGAAATATCTGTAAATCTTCAGTAACTTGTTTCAGGGTATCAAGTTCTTTTTGTTTCTTTTGTGTTTGTTCCGGTGACCATGTAACGATGTTCATCTTAATGTGGTCAGGCATATGTGTGGGTAGCTCTTTGCGCTCCCAGTTTCTATACACACCTTTAGGCGCAATAATCAAAGCACTATCAATCTCACCCTTATCATAGAGCATGGCTATAGTGTCGATAAGAACTTTGGACTTACCTGTACCCATGTCCATAAACAGGGCGTAATACGGTTTATTCCAAGATTTTTTCAAAGCCTCGAGCTGATGCTCGTAGGGCTTGTATTTAAATTTGTACCTCATCGTTTCCTCTTTCTACTGGAACATACTTATTCTGCCAAACCTATGTAACTAAGACAAGAACAGTTTTGTCTTATTACTTTGCTATATAGGACAGGATGACGTGCAACCGTTATTTTGTTTTTTAACATTTTCCGATATCACCGTTACGATATATGCTACTTTTTCCGTCCGCGCGACTTGTTTAGAAAAACTTTTTATTATCTTACAATAGGTTTTGGGCCTATTAAACAAAGTAGAAAATATATTGGATATAGCGGATAAATTACTGACCAAACTAGACAAGCAATCTACGCCGCTATATGTTAAACCTAGTTTCATACTACAACCCATGTGGAGAAAGGCATGAGATGACTGTATTTATAACACAGGAGATGCGGGGCCGTGACATCACAGATGCTACGAGCTTCGGCGATATAGAAATACTGCTTCCCGCAGGGGAACAAGCCAGTTATTCTACCCAGCCTACTATAAGGCGTATGGGTAGAAAGCTCGGTAAGTTCACCGATGATGACTACCTTCTACTGGCAGGGGATCCAGCGGCTATTGCTTTAGCTGCTGCTATGGCCTCTCGTGCCAATGGTGGGCGGTTTAAAATGCTGAAGTGGGACAGGCAAGAGGGTAAATATTTCCCATTGTCTGCTGACCTTAATTTCCGTCCAGGAGGTGGTGATGGTTGACTTTGAAAGTGCTGCTAAAAAGCTCAGCACTGTAAACGAAACAGGTTTGTCACAGGTTAGTAAACTAGCTCAAATGCAGTTGCAGGTTGAGCAAAGGGTAGCTGACTTAGAGGCAGAACTGAAAACTGCAAAGAGTGATCTAAAGGCTATTGCTGAAGATCAACTCCCAGCGGCAATGGCTGAGCACAACATCTCAGAACTCAAACTGGATGATGGTTCAAGCATTAGTGTAAGCACGTTTTACAGCGCGTCCATACCAAAAGACAGAGCTGATGAGGCGTTTACTTGGTTGGTTGATAACGATTTTGGCGACCTGATTAAAAACCAAGTAGCCACTAATTTTGTGCGTGGTCAGGAAGAGCAAGCTGAACAGTTTGCAAGTGAGTTGGCTGGCCGAGGTATGCCCGTCAATACAAAAAAGTGGGTAGAGCCTATGACCCTGAAAGCATGGGTGCGTGAAAAAACTGAACAGGGTTTGAATATCCCACATGACTTGTTCGGTATATTCATCGGTGAAAAAGCCAAGATACAGAAGAGGAAATAATCATGGCAGAAGCAAAGAAAGAAGTCGTTGTTAAAGAAAACAACGCACCCGCCGTGTTCGGTGGTTTTGAGCAGTTCGGTAATAAAGGGTTTAGCGAGGTAACATCCGAAGACCTGTCAATCCCGTTTATCCGCGTATTGGCCCAGCTTAGTCCGCAAGTAAATAAGCGTGACGGTAAGTATGTAGAGGGTGCCGAAGCGGGGATGCTGTTTAATACCGTGCTAAACGAGGTGTACGACGGAGAACAGGGTTTGTTGGTGATACCTTGCCACTATAACCGTAGGTTCGTTGAGTGGACTCCACGGGAGCAAGGCGGGGGATATGTAGAATCCTATGAGACCACTAATCCTATTGTAGGCACCACTACGCGGAATGACGTAGGGCAGGATGTATTACCCAATGGTAACCTACTGAGTAATACCGCGCAGTTTTTCGTGCTGTTCGCGCACCCAGATATGGGCTGGCAACGTGCTCTGATTACGATGTCTTCTACGCAACTTAAAAAGGCGCGTAAGTGGATGACCCAAGCGCAGTCGCTAACCGCGCAAGGCGAGAACGGTTTGTATGTGTTGCCGCTAATGTCGCAAGTATATCGGCTGGTTACCGTGCCAGAGCAAAACGATAAAGGTTCGTGGTTTGGGTACGATGTTACGCGGGAGCGTGGCCTTAACCCAGAAGATCCTAACGATGCCACCCTGTTTGAAACTGCTATGAAGTTTGCTGAATCTATCCAAGCAGGTGAAGTGCAGGTCAAAGAAGATAAATCTGCCAAAATGCAAGACGATGCTGGTGACGGCATAATGTAGTTCAACTGTGGGGGTTGATCGCCCCACGGTTGCGGGACGGTGTACTTCCTGACATGGCGGGTACACCGTCCCACCTTATTTGGAGGGATTGATGTCACTTGCACAGAAGTTTAATGATTTATTTAAAGGCAGCGATATTGCTCATGGCACATACGTTGTAAAGACCAGCCGGTCTACTGATGGTAAGAAACAAGGACAAGCTAAAGTTATCCGCGAACCAACCACTCTTGAAATGTGGGAGGAACATTTAAAAGGCGGCACAGGGCTTGGTATCATACCTATCAGGAGCGATAACTTATGTCAGTGGGGTGCCATTGATATAGATCAATACGATGTCAGCCATAAAGAATTAGTAACCACCCTACGCGAAAATAATATCCCTGCCATAGTGGGTAGGACTAAGTCTGGCGGGGCGCACGTTTGGGTTTTTCTAAGTGAACTTGTAGAAGCTGAAGAAGTGCAGCGGCGCATGACAGAATTAAGCGCGGCCCTTGGTTATTCGGGGAGTGAGATATTCCCCAAACAAACCACTATTCTGATAGACCGTGGCGATACAGGTAACTTTTTGAATATGCCTTATCACGGCGGCGATAATTCCACACGATATGGGTTTGATGATAATGGGGATGCGCTAGACACTGAAGCATTCTTAGAGTATGCAAGTGGGTTTGTGATGACACCCGCTAAGTTCCGTAAGCTAAACATGAGCTTTGGAACTAAAGAGGGTATCTTAGAAGAAGGCCCACCATGTTTGCAGCATCTTTGCAGTAAGGGTTTTGGAGAGGGTTCTAGAAATAACGCCCTGTTTAATCTAGGTGTGTATGCTCGTATGTTTGATGAGGAGAACTGGGAAGTTCTTGTTCAGAGATACAACATGGATTACTTACACCCACCGCTCAGCCATAACGAAGTCGGTGTGGTTATACGCCAGCTAAAGAAAAAGGATTACTTCTACAAATGTGAAGACCAACCCATCAAACCTTTTTGCGATAAAGAAATATGTAAAGGCAGGAAGTATGGAGTAGGGCCAACAGGTATCGGTAACGATATGTCCAGCCTTACGAAGATTGATGGTGACCCACCAATATGGATATTAGATGTAGATGGCGAACGCTTAGAGTTATCTACCAATGGGCTTACCAGCCAGTCACAGTTTCAAAAAGAATGTGTGGCCCAAATAAATAAGTTTCCTGTGACCGTAAACCAACGAGCATGGCAGACTCGTATTCAGTTACTCTTGGATAATCTGACTATAGTGGAGGTGCCACCCGACGCTACCATAAAAGGCGAGTTTGAAGATCTGCTTCACGCTTTTTGTTGTGAACGTGCCAAGGGTGAGGAACGCGAAGACATACTTCAAGGCGTGGCTGTTTGGGTAGATGGCAGGGTATTCTTCCAAGTAAAGGATGTGAAAAAGCACTTGTCGGTAAATGACTTTAACCACTACACTTCTAACAAGATCACATTGCGATTACAGAACATACAAGCAGAAAAGATGTTCTGGCGTGTGAGAGGAAAAGGTGTTCATGTTTGGTCTTTGCCGCAGGAGTTTTTCCAAGGTGAAGATACCGATATACCGTTACCAGACTTGCCAGCAGCGGAGGGCATCATTTAGTGCATATCGTACTAGGACCTCCGGGAACAGGCAAAACAACTAGGCTCCTTCATTTAGTTGAACAATATATGCAATCTGGAGTGCCACCAGACCGCATCGGTTACTTTGCCTTTACCCGTAGGGCAGCTATGGAAGCCATAGACCGTGCCTGTGAAAAGTTCAACTTAACTAAAAAAGAGCTCCCATACTTTCGCACCCTGCATAGCTTGGGGTTCCTAATGTCTGGCTTAAACCACTCACAGGTAATGACCTCAGAAAAATACCAAGAGGTCGCTGATTGGTTAAAGATAGGAAAGTTTTATGGCGGCACCCCAACAGAGCAGGGGCCGTACAAGGACTTTGGATATGGGGATAAGTTTTTAGAGATTATAAATGTGTCTCGTATTATGAGACAGCCGTTACGTCAAGTTTATAACCAGAGTAATGTGCCACTCAAAACAGATTGGTCACGCGTTGAGTATGTAGACCGAGGATTACGGCACTGGAAAAAAGCCTATGGCTTACAAGATTACGCAGGGATGTTAGAAACTTTTGTAGACCAAGAACTCTGCCCACGTTTAGAAGTAGTATTTATAGATGAAGCACAGGATTTATCACCCCTGCAATGGGAAATGGTGAATCTGCTAGAGAAAAATAGCCGTGAATGCTATGTGGCGGGAGATGATGACCAAGCCATATTCCGTTATGCTGGCGCAGACGTAGACCATTTTGTAGGATTGCAGGGGGAAGTTACCCTCTTGGATAAGTCCTACCGCATCCCCTCCTTGCATCACGCACTTAGCCACAAAGTTATAAAAAGAATCGTAGGAAGGCGGGACAAAATTTTTGAACCCAAAAAAGGTGATGGTTATATCTTTTGGCATCGCCACTCCGAAGAGGTTGACCTCAGTTCAGGTGACTGGTTGTTGATGAGCCGCACTACTCGTGGGGCGCAACAAATAGAAGAAGAGGTGCGCCGCCGAGGACACCTGTACATTTATAATGGTTCAACAAGTATAGACAGTAAAGTCTTAGAAGCTGTGCGGTATTGGGAACATTTGCGAGATGGCAACCGCCTGAGTTCTGAGCAAGTGAGGTTAGTCTACAAGCATATGCTGCTAAACTCACAGGTGGCATACGGATTTAAAACTATGCCGAATGGTGATGATTCTAGTTTTTACAGCCTTGAAGAATTACAAAGAGACCATGGATTATTGCACAGTCAGCCTTGGGATATTGGGCTAGGCAAGATAAATGAAAGAGACCGCACTTACATAAAGGCTTGTTTAAGAAAAGGTGAAAGCCTGACAGCAACACCCCGCATAAGGATATCTACTATCCACTCAGCTAAAGGGGCGCAAGCAACTAACGTGATGCTCTTAACTGATACTATGCGTAGGCCATATAGTATGTGGCGTAAAATAGACACCCATACAGATGATGAAGCTAGAGTGTTTTACGTTGGCTTGACTAGAGCTACCGATACCCTGCATTTGATACACCCTATGTTTAGTCAGGGTTATGCTCTACCCAGTGGATAACAAAAGAGTTATCAATGTAAATGGTGGGGGGTAAGTTTAGGTAACGGTAATGCACAGAAAGGAGTTTGCCGTGATAGTAAGTTACTTTACTAAACAGTCGTTGATTGAAGCTAACAATGATGCGATACTAAACAACCGCAACCGTTCGCTCAACAACGATTTCATTACGTCACTCGATGACGACACTAAATTTCCTGTTGTGTTTTCTATGGACCACAACGAACAGGAAGTTCGGCTGGAGCTAATGGTGGCTCCAACCAAAAAGGTATGGCTTGATGTTTCTTACGAAACTTTCAATGACCTGCCATCTGTAACCATGCCTACACAGTAGCTCATAGAAAGGAGTAATATTATGGCACATATGGTTGAGACTATGGCATATGCTGGAGAGGTTCCTTGGCACAGCGTAGGAACACCTGTTGACGGCAATATGTCCCCCCAAGAAATGCTGGTAGCTGCTGGCCTTGATTGGGATGTTAGCAAGCGTCCAGCGTATACAGTTGACAAGCCTGATTGCTGGAACATTGTGGACCCCACTGGTGAAGCAGGGTTTATACGCGCACCTGACGCATACTTCTTGGTACGCGACAGCGATAACAAAGTGCTCTCACATTGCGGTGAGGGTTACGTCCCGTTCCAAAATGCTGAGGTTATGGACTTCTTTAAAAAGTTCACCGATGCAGGTCAGATGACCATGGAAACAGCGGGTAGTTTAAAAGAGGGTAAAGATATTTGGGGGCTGGCAAAGCTCACCGATAAGTTTAGCCTCGGTGGTGATGATGAGGTTAAGGGTTACCTACTCTTGAACAACAGTCACCAAGTGGGTAAAGCAATGACTATTATGTTTACCCCCATCCGTGTTGTGTGTAACAACACTCTCACCCAAGCTATGAACATGGATGGCAACCGCTTCCGTGTGCTGCACCTGCAAATGTTTGATGAGGAAATACACAAGGCTGCTGAAGAGGCTTTGGGTATTAGCGGTCAGCAAATGCAGCAGTTCAAGGAGCAGTCTGAGTTCTTGGCTAAAAAGCGAGCAAAGGAGTTTGATGTAGATAACTTCATTGCTGAGTTGTTCCAACCAAAACTGCTGATTGAGCGAGCCAAAGCTGGCAACAGCGATGACCTGCCACCCCTGCGCGATGAGTTCAAGCGCACGGCCGAACTTGTAAATGACGCCCTGCACACCAGTCCAGGAGCCAGCATGAGTTCTGCTAAAGGGACATGGTGGGGTGCGCTCAATGCGGTAACGTATGTGGTGGATCACCAAAAGCGTTCGCAAGCTGAGGGTAATGCGTTGCATTCCGCTTGGTTCGGGCAGGGTGCCAATACTAAACGCAAGGCACTGACAAAGGCTTTGGAGTATGCCAAAGCTGCCTAATTGACAAAGTAGTTCTTGTCGTGGCATGGTTCATTAAGTAGAATGAACCATGCCATTTTCCATAGAAAGGGAGACGTAAATGTTCTATGCTATTTGTGAGGGTATCCCAGGAAGTGCTGGCCCTGCTTACACGATTTATAAGTTTCACACACTGGAATCTATGAAGCCGTGTGACGCTGTAAATGAGTATAGCATTATTTACAATGGTGATTCCCACAGGCAGCTAGTTGATTTTTGCTCGTTAGAAGAGTTATATGAGATAGCTACCTGTTTATGTGGGGACGTTACATTCGTTTCCCACCAGCAAGCGGCCGACTATGTTCACACAGTGGTAGTGAAAAAGGCCAAACTATGGAAACCCCAAGAGGAGACAAGTATGTCTGAAGTTGCACAGGTAGTGAATGAAGCTCCTGCCCCTGTAGTTACTGAGAAGAAAAAGCAGACACGCCCACGTTTTAATAACGAGGCCAAGATTAAGGTGCTGATGGATGCACCCACCGCCCGTGAAGGCACTAATCGTTACCGTAATATGAAAGTTATTATGGAGAGTGCCACTGTTGGTGAAGCGATGGCTAAACTTCGCGCACTGACACCTGCTCCAGGATGCGGTGTAGATATTAAGCTGGCTTTGAAAGCTGGTGTTATTGAGCTAGAGGAGTAACGTATGCTCACCGAAGCTATAGAAAGTTACTTCGGGTGGATTAATGAGAGGCACTCGATCTACCTACGCAGGAGGTCGGGTGCTTCTGCTCCATGGACAGATGACCCCATCTTACAAGAGTTTAAATTTACAAACCCGTTCCGTGAGAACGATAGGGTTACTGTGTGGATGCGGGAAAACTGGACAGACCCTAACCACAACCGTCCCCACGGTGAGATTATATTTAATTGTTGTTTGTTTCGTATGATTGGCACCAGTGAGTTTGCCGAGCAACACGGCTGGTCGCAAGAGTTTAACCCGACATTTACTAAAGACCTGATAAACTCTCGCATTGAACAGGGCTTACGGACGTTTACTGGTGCATATATAATCACTAACCAAGGACTCAAGTTACCAAAGTCAGAGGTAGTGGTTGACCATTTTCTTGCCCCTATCTGGGAAAACAAAGAAGCGTTGGCGCAGATTGCCCAAACCACGCAGTCGCTCCAAGCCTTACATGAGGCGATGGGTGCCTATCGGGGATGGGGAGGGGGAGGTTTTATGTCATACGAGGTCGTTACGGACCTCAATTACACGCCTGTACTATCATCGGCAAAAGACCGTAATAGCTGGGCGAACGCTGGGCCGGGAGCTATACGAGGACTAAACCGAATATTAGGTAACCCTCTTAAAAAAGGTATGACGCAAGCTGTGGCAAATGACTTCATGCGTAAGTTGTTATCAACGGCCCCGTTTTACATCATGCCCCATGTGCCACTTGATCAAGTGGATATGCGTACTATTGAACATAGCTTATGCGAATGGGACAAGTACGAACGTGTAAGGTTAGGCCAAGGGCGACCGCGTAGCGTCTACAAGCCAGACTTATTTAATGAAGTACCACAAGGAGCCGTAGAATGAAGTTTCTTATGACAATGTATCAGATACAGGATTATGGTGGGATAATTAACCACGCAGAGTATCTTGCAAAAGGTTTAAAAGAATTAGGCCACGAGGTTGACTTTACCATGCTCGTGCCTAAAGAAAAAATAATCGGTAGGTTTACACCTCCTAAAAACTTTGATCAATACCGTAAGGTAGGCACCGGATACCCCCACCATCAAGCTAGGGGTTGGGTAGGAATGCCTAAAGTTCCGTACAAATCAAAATACCAAAGGGATATGTTTAAGCAGAAGTGCAGCAAGTATGACGCCGTGCTGTGGCACATCCCTGTGCCAACCTTGAATAAGGAAAATAAGGATGTCCAAGATTGGCTAGATTTGTACGACCACGGCAGTAAAAACATAGCCATCATTCATGATGGTAACCTGCCTGAGCTTTACCCGCATTTGATCTACCAAAAGCACAACTTTCATGCGGCAGTCTGCGTTCATGAATCTGCCATGCACTCTGGCGACATGCTGCCCATACCGCGCAAGTTGATTGTTAACCCTTTTGATATAAGCGGTGCCGATGGTTGGACTGACTTTGAAAAACGTGATGGGTTTGCAGCTATCCAAGTATTTAAGGCTTGGAAGCGTGTAGACACATTAGTTCGTGCCATAAGATATATGACCAACAGTGAGCGCAAGCTCATTGGTGGAGAAGGCATTGAGTACCGCTACATGACTAGCCCAGATAAGTGCAAACCAAAATACTTTGATGAAACTGGCGACCGCATATGGGACAGAGCCAAGCGTTTTGGTATGGAGCATTTAGGTACGGTAACTAATGACAAAGTGTTTGAGATACTAAAAACAGTCAAGCTACAGATTGACCCGAGTTACAGTAAAAAGTATTCTAAGTTCGGCGCACATTTTAACCGGACTACTGTAGAAGCAATCATCTGTGGTGCGGTACCTGTCGCTACAGATTGGGGCATGAAAAACAGTGAGATATTTAAGGCAGGGCAAAACTTCATCCAAATACCTGCTGAAGCTCAGCCTTTCCTGTTTGCTGATATTATTGATAAAGCCATACATGATAAGAACCAGTGGCTCAGGATAAAGGAAAACAACCTAGAACTCCTAAAGCGTTTTGATATGCGGAATGTAGCACAAGAGTATGTTGACTTAGTAATGGATACGAATGGATTAAGCGTAGGTACTCCTGACACATTGGCTATGCAAAGGTGCCACAAGAACCTCGAGTTTTTCGGCATTAGGTCTGCAGACCCCGCTCGAGCATCTTAGGGGTGCTAGGGTACCTTACCCCCGCCCATAACCTTTTAGCACGTCGAGGAGGCGTTATATGCAATCAATTAATGCTCGTGGGGTAAGTGAGGCCCTTTATCTAGCCAAGCAAGGTATTGAAAGCAGTGGTGTAGAGGTGCAAACTCGTAACGGTGCTGCCTTAGAGTTCCCTACACCTGTGACAACTACTTACACCCACAGCCGTGAGCGAGTGCTGTTTTACCATGAGCGCGATGCTAACCCGTATTTCCACTTGATGGAGAGCTTGTGGATGTTGGCAGGGCGTAACGATGTGGATTGGATTAGCCAGTTTAACGGCAGGATGAACACCTACAGCGATGATGGGGTGACTTTTCACGGTGCATATGGATATAGGTGGCGTAACTGGTTCGGCAAAGATCAGTTACAAAAAGCATTGTTTAGGTTGAGCACTTATCCTAATGATCGCAGAGTTGTGGTTGGTATGTGGGATCCACGCCAAGACTTAGTTGAAACTAACGATGGTAAAGATTATCCCTGTAATACGCAGATTATGTTTTGGGAGCGCGATGAAGATTTGCATATGACTGTGTGCAATCGCAGTAACGATATGATCTGGGGAGCGTTTGGTGCAAATGCTGTGCATATGTCTGTCTTGTTAGAATACATGGCAGGGATGCTTGGATACGGCATAGGTAACTATTATCAGTTCAGTAATAATCTACACGCATATGTAGATGTGCTTAAAAAACTAGACGGTATGCAGCCGCAATATGAGCCTTACCTTACTTTGAGTGAAGACGGCTTGAAATATACGCCACCTGCTTTGATTGATGAGCCTTCTACCTTTGACAAAGAATTACTAGAATGGTTTGAAGATATAGATAGGCTGGAATATGAGAACACTTACTTAGGTGATACCTGCGCCCAGATGAGATTATCTTGGCGTTGCTGGAAAGCAAAAAATTATACAAGCGCATATTACCATGCTCATTCTATAGGTGACCGTGCATGGCGTAAGGCTTGTATGGAATGGCTAGATAGGAGATTGAGGTGAAAAGGCACGAGCAATACATGAAAGATAAAATGAAAGACCAACCCAGTGAAATTATCCGGCAAGTAGATGTTCTTGCTAGTTTGGATACAGTAAAGCTCCAAGAAGCTGAGCAATCTTACGGCGATAGCTGGAAACAGCGCGGCGGTGTGGGTGCGTTTATGATGCTGGCGCGTAAGTGGGACAGGCTAGAAAAGCAAGTAAACGAACACCATTACGATGTGTTTGCTGCTATATCTAAAGATACCCGTGAAGAAGGTATACTAGACGACATACGGGATTTACGCAGGTATCTTTTCCTCGTAGAAGCTGAGATGTCGCTGAGGGTAAAGAATGAGTCAGGAAAAAGAAAGTAACTTAGATAAACAAGTAGAAGCATCCTGCGAGTGTGGTGCAACACGCACAGTCACTTTTCGTAATTTAAAAAACAGGTGGCCCGTTTGTGCCAGATGTAAGCAACCGATGAAAGTAAAAGGCAATGCAGTACCCCCTATTTCAACCGCCGACTGAGTGGGTCATGCCTGATGGCTACCCCGATATATCAGGGGCGAAAGAGGTTGCTATTGACTTAGAAACACGCGACCCTAATCTAATCACTATGGGTAGTGGTTGGGCTAGGAGAGACGGCCACATTATCGGCATTGCGGTGGCTGTTGAAGGTGACCAATGGTACTTCCCCATTCGTCACGAGATCGGCCCTAACTTTGATGTTAAGAAAACTTTAGGTTGGTTGCGCGATGTTGTTCAAAAAGATAGAGATTATATTTTCCATAACGCTCCTTATGATGTTGGCTGGTTGCTCGCAGAGAATGTTTGGCCCCGTCTGCGGACCTACGGCAGAATCATTGACACAATGGTCGTGGCACCTTTGCTCGACGAAAACAGGTTCAGCTATGCCCTAAACGCTATCGGGCGGGATTACTTACAAGAGCGTAAAAGCGAAGCTGAGTTGCGAGAAGCCGCAGACGCATTTGGTGTAAATGCCAAGAGTGAGATGTATCGGTTACCCGCACATCATGTGGGTAAATATGCAGAGCAAGATGCCGCCCTGACATTGAGACTATGGCAGCATTTTAAGACTTTAATAATAAAAGAAGATATACAAGATATCTTTAACCTTGAACTCAATGTTCTTAAAACAATAATCCCCATGCGAGAACGCGGCGTAAGAGTAGATTTAGATAAATGTGAGCGCATCAAAGAAGAGTTGCTTGCAAAAGAACAGAAACTTCTCGGCCATGTAAAACGACAAACAGGTGTAGAAGTAGAGATATGGGCGGCTGAAAGTGTTGCTAAAGCATTTGATGCCTTAGACTTACCGTACAATAAAACAGAAAAGACGGGCGCACCGAGCTTTACTAAAGGTTTCTTGAGCCACCACCCACATGAAGTACCACAAATGATAGTTCAGGCCCGAGAGTACCAAAAGGCTAGATCAACATTTGTAGATACTATACTCAAACATCAGGTAGATGGTAGGATACACGCTGAACTGCACCCACTCCGCAGTGATGATGGCGGCACCGTTACAGGTAGATTCAGCTACAGCAACCCGAATCTTCAACAAATCCCAGCACGGCATGGCGAAATAGGGCCAATGATCCGTAGCTTATTCATACCCGAACAAGACTGTCAGTGGGGCGCGTTCGACTACTCCAGCCAAGAACCGCGCATAGTTGTGCATTATGCCAAACTGATGGGCTTCAGAGGGGCTTCAGACTTTGCTGAACAATATAATACCGACCCCCGTACAGATTTCCATCAGATGGCTGCTGATATTGTGGGTGTGCCACGCAAACAGGCTAAAGATATCAACCTTGGTTTGTTTTATGGGATGGGGAGTAAAAAACTGGCGGCGAGTCTTGGCCTAGAGTTTGAAGATGCTCAGGATTTGTTTGCTACTTACCATGACAAAGTCCCCTTTGTACGCGAGCTCAGTGAGTACAGCACTAATCGTGCCAATAACCGTGGTGTAATCCGTACCTTGTTAGGCCGTAGATGCCGCTTTGATAAGTGGGAGCCAAACAAATACGGAAGCTGGAAGCCTATGACTTACCAAGAAGCCTACGCTGAGCATGGCCCAGGAATCAAAAGGGCGTTTACATATAAGGCTCTTAATAAACTCATACAGGGCAGTGCGGCAGATCAAACAAAAGCAGCGATGGTTGCTCTAGCTGACGAAGGCATATTACCCATGATTCAAGTTCACGATGAGCTGGACATCTCTGTTGAAAGTGAAGCTCAGGCAAAACAGATTACTGAAATTATGGAGAACTGCGTAAAGCTAGAGGTGCCTTCTATTGTAGATGCAGAGTTCGGCCCTAACTGGGGAGAGGCTAAACAAACATTCGCAGAAAAACCTTGGCTCAGAGGAGTAAAAGACGGTGGCACAGAAATGCAACACAATACAAAAAATTAAGACTATATCCGCTGTTTGGGATGCACAGTTTTTATTACGATATCATACGGTTGCGATGCAATCAGAAAGGCAAACCGTGGGAGCACATTCATATGCAGTAAGTGTTTTGATAGATCAACTATGGCCTGATAGCAGCAAGCAATTAATAATGGCTGCGTTGTATCACGACGTACCAGAATTAATTTTGGGTGATACACCTGCCACTGCTAAGTGGGATTACCCTGAAATAAAACAAGCCTTTGAAAAAGCAGAACAAAAAGTATTAGAAGAGTTAGGTTTGGTGTTCGTGCTCACCCTAGAAGAGCAACGAAGACTTAAAATGGCAGATATGTTAGAGCTCGTGCTCTACACTAAACGTCACTCTGGGGGCAACCCACAGATGAAAAGGATTATGGAAACTGGAGTTGAATATCTTTACGAAAAGTTTTCTGGTGATGAAGAATTTAAACCAGTAGAGGCGGTGCTGAATCATAATAGTTTAACACCATAGGAGTTGATTATGAACTGTATCAAGTGTGGAGGTAAAAGCGGAGTTTATGATAGTCGACCTTTTGAGGATACCATCATGAGGCGACGAGAATGTAAGAAATGTAAAACCCGATATTACACAATAGAAGTATTAAAACCTGAAAAAGAAACTGTCGTCAAGAAAAAAGTAGTAGAAACCAAGCCGCCGAAAATAAATAGAAGGAAATATCGCAGACCGACGAAAAGAATAGAAGATTTAGATTTTGATCAGATGACTGATGAAGAAATTGAGGCAGCAATCCACAGTGGTGATTACGTCTAATGATATCATAAGAACGTTCAGGGCATAAATGTTGCAGGTATTCCGGCGTTAACGTACTGCAACACCTAACCTTGGAGGTTCTTATGAATGAAGTATGTTGTGAGGTAAATGTTTCTCTGTTTAATCCGGTAGAGTTTACGGATACATTTGTTGTAAACACCTCAGACCACAGAGAAGCAATCCGTGAAGCCTTGAAAGATTACTCAGAGGAAACTTTGTTTTATCTAAGTAACATAAGTACGAAGTTAGTGAACAAATAGGAGCAGTCTTCGTTCCGCTTGTAAGCTATACCTTATATAACTCTGCACCACAGGCTCGAGCACGGAATGAGTTTGTGGTGCAGGGGGTTGATGTGAGGTGTGGATGAATATATTTATTATCGATTGGGACCAAGTAATCTGCGCTCAGTGGCACAATGATAAGCACGTTATAAAGATGCCACTAGAAACCTGCCAGATGTTAAGTAGTGTGCATCACCGCTACCAAGGTGACGCGCCCTATAAACCCTTCAGCCCGAAACATGGCTGCACTCTTTGGGCAGGTCAAACAGTAGAAAATTATCGGTGGTTGTGGAAACTAGGTGTAGCTCTTTGTAAAGAATACACTTATCGTTTTGACAAATACCATGATTGTGGGAGGATTCTCGCAATGTTACGATGTCCACCAATAGGGCTAGACGCTAGAGGGTTTACTAAACCTTATCAAGCTATGCCCGATGAATATAAACATTCTGATACAATCACGGCGTACCAAAATTATTACATCTATGAAAAAGCGAGGTTTAGTGTATGGCGCAGAAGGCCAACTCCCCCATTCATGAGAGAGACAATGTCATCCCTTTCATCCGACGAGAAAAAGTCCCCATCATAGAGGAGAAGAATTTAGTGGTCACTGAGCATGAGGTAGAGGTTCTACTCTGCTCGCTCTGTGGATCTAGCTCGTTCAATCTCATTTCTCACATGGAGGGTCAAATCAGTTGTGGAGAGTGCGGATATCTAGTGGGAGCTAAATGGACTGCTCCAAATGAAGACTAAACGTGAGAATATAATTTTTGTCTATCAAAATATCTATACCTATATATTAGCTAACAGCAACCAACACTCGTAGAAAGGAGTTAGATATGCAAGCTGTTGATTTATCTGGGTTCCACGGAACTGAGCATTACTACCATCATAAACTGCCTATGGTCCGCGACCTGTTGCTTACTGATGGGACTAAGTATTTCGCCGAAAAAGCCGGAGCTTACTGGCTTATGGATATCGTGGCTACCGAGTTTGTGCCATTGCTCAGTGAAGAAGAGTATATTATCTTTATTGAGGTAACGGTAAATGATGATAACTCTGCCGTGATTGTAGGTACCGACGGTGATAAAGGTGATGGTCCGATAACGCTGCATACTCGTAATATTGAGTATACGGATTTACCTGCGCCGTCTGAGTTTAAGTTTATCTTGACTACTGGCCGTCATGTTTCGGGAAGTGGTATCTTGATGTTGCCAACTGAATACTAAGGTCAGGCCGCCCTACGCCGATGCAAGTTTAGGGACGTTAACCTAGGAGCTCCATAACTCTGGTACTAGGGATCCGAAAAAACAGAGTTGAACAACCTATGACCAAAGACTCCTGAGCATGAGGCAAAACTGCTCTCTTTTGAGTAATTTGTTATTGTCTTCAATAGGTAATGCTTTAGAATTAAACTGTAACTTAAACTCGTAGAAAGGAGTGAGCCATGATTATTGGTGGTTATTCAATGCAGGATGAGCAGTTTAACGGTGAACGCTGCGTCACTGTTAAACAGCATGAGGCTGGCTGGTCATTCTTCTTACAGGGTGAGGCTGCTCAGGTTTTCTTGTACGAATGGGAAATCTGGAAGCTAACAACATGTGATGGTAGCTTTGACGACTTCTTGTACGCTCACGACTACAACCTTTTGTTTCAATAGGGGGTGGTGATGTACTCTGCTCTTGTTTACCACAACTCGCGTGAGGGGGTTTCTCTCACGCCTATCTATTCTAAGATAAGTCTGGTACAGGCTCATCTACAGAGATCTCCCAAAGCCACCACCGATGTTAAAGAGATTGTGGTCTTGAAAGGGAGACGTAAGCCAAAAATCCATGGCTATTATGACTGGGTCAACGGTAAGCTAAAACTCGACAAGAGTAAGCCGGTGTGGTTTCACAACATCTTTCACGGATTGGGGGATTAAATGGGTAGAATGGGAGACTTGTGGTTAGGCACTTATGATGAACTGATCCACGACTGGACGCAAGGGAATATAGATGATGATGAGTTCAAAAAGGGAATGTCAGGTCTTGGCATTGACTCTTTTGAGCTAGACTGTATTATATCTGACCATCTACCACTGCGCTCGGTTAACGTAGCTTTCAAACCGCTGTTTGAGGCCCGTGATGAAAAAACGGAAGTGTGATAAGTGCAATGATCCAGCGGAGGTAGCTGAGCCAATCGGTTATCTCTGCTATTCCTGCTGGTTAAATGAGTACATGAAACTCTCTAGAAAGGAGACACAGCGTTATGGAAATGGACCTTATGACCGTAATCATGCTCGTCGTAGTATTTCTTATTCCTTAAAATAAGTGGGGTCACCTATGCACAATCTAGTACCTGTAGATGATAATGTCACCCATGTATCTTGCCCCCAGTGTGGTGGTGAGGGGACTTGCGAGTATGAACGTCCCGTCATTGACTATATGAATGGTGGATACTTAGAAGGTTACATGGATGAGTGCGATAAATGTGAAGGTTCTGGAGAAGTAGAACTTGACCCCGAACGTGATTGTATTGTAGATGAGTATGGCAATCTGTATTGGAAAGATGAGCCACGGTTTTAGTGATAACAAACGAGTTATCACCTAATATCTGTTGTGGCATACTATATTTAGTGGTAGAGAGCCTCTCTATCATGTAACCACCGACCGCTCAAGAAAGGAGTAGGTTATGACTGAGAAAGTTGAAGCTAATGCTGTTGTATCTGGTTTGTCTGGTGCTGCTACTGCTGTGCCTGAGAGTAGTGAAGTAGACAATGCTGTGTGTACAGACATTGCCGCTCGTGATGAGGTTAACCCAATCAATGCACAGGCTCAACGCATAAGTGATGTGCGTAGCAGGTTTGAGAACCTTGGTGCTGATATGCAGCACATCATGGGTTTACTTTACAAGTTGAAAGATATGTCTATAGGCCAGCAAAACTTAGATGCTGCTGGTAAAACAGTAGATGATATCTACGCTCGTGTGATTGACCTAGAAACCAAGCTACAAGAGTTAGATGATGAGGTAGAGGGTGCTCGTGATGAGGTTGCTACACGAGACGATCTTGATAACTACGTTGCTGACTGTGACCTTGAAGACCGCGTGTTAGAAATACTGCGTGATAAGGTTACTTTCAATGTAGATATCGACATCTCATGACTACTTACAGTGAGGTGCGGGGTGCGATTAAACACCTCCGTAACCTAGATGAGTTCCAGTATACTCTGGAGCAAGGTAACAAAAATTACGAGGTAGACCGTGAGTGCGGTCTACTCTCATACACTCTGGCTACGGTGTGCTTTCGTAGTCCAGAGGCCAGAGCAATCTTAGAAAGCATGATTGCAAACAAGGCTAGAGAAGTAGCCCTATTGGAAGAAAGGACCAAGAAAAATGGCCGATCCCGAACAGTATAAGTCTATCTCGGTTGACATTGATACGTACAACCTGTTGAAGACCGTAGCCGATGCTGAGTGCCGCACCGTTGGTATGCAGATCCGCTGGATGATAAAGAATGGCATGGTCACCCCTACAAGCCAGACTATGCCAGCCCCTACCGTCGCGGCTCCTACGAGTAAGATTAAAGTCAAGCGGAGTAAAAGGGGAGGCAAGCTGATTAGCTACGGTGGCACCGCTGAGATCCTACTGAGGTTGTACGAAACTAATGCTACCCTGACAGCCCGTGACTTTATGGATATTGCAGAGATTGAAGACCCTTCGGGTGCGCTCTACAATCTGGCAAGGCGTGGTGACGCCCAGCGGTTAGGCGATGATAAGCCCCATAAGTACCACATCACGGCGCAGGGGACGGCTAAAGCCCGTGAGATTATTCGCAGGAGGGAAAACGATGCCGCGTAAAAAGTACACTCAACGGTTGATTGATGAGGTTCATGCAGATAAGCTCGCGGGGGATACCCTCCGCGAGTTGAGCCGCAATCATAACCTGACTATGAATCAACTAACGTATGTGCTCTATAGTCGAGTGCCAACCGAGACCATGCCTAACCCAATCATCTCCGTAGACCAGTTTAATAACAAGAGCCAAAAAGCTCTGGGTTCCGCACCTCCGTCGCAAAATGTTTGGATTGATATGTGGCAACGTGTGAAATCTATGTTAGGGTGGGACGTGAAGAAGTAACCTTGCTTCATAATTCCTCCCTAAACTTGCCCTCAGTCGGTAACGGCTGGGGGTCTTTTACCCACTAAACTTGGTTCGCGAGGCAAAAAAGACCGCTTCTCGACGCCGCTCGATCGTCTCAAAGGCAGGGGGTGGTAGGTAGGTAACCCCCTAAATTGGTCAGTTTGGTATATAGGGGTGAATGATGGATGGGAGTAAATTTGTTTTTTATGAATTGAAAATATACGATATATGGGTATCCACATATATTCAATGAGTTGTGGGTAGGTTGATGGTTCAATAACCAATATCTCAACGAAAGTATTTCCGTCCGCGCGGTTGAATCTGCGATAAATTTGAATTTAACAAAATTCTGTTTTGGTCCTATTATGCAAAGTATCCCATCGCTAAGAGGAGAGGGGTCACATGGCTCTGGCAAAAGCGACTCATAAACCCACACTCGATGTCGTCGCAAATCCGCGCAAAGAAAAATCCATCACGCCGAAACAAGAAGAATTTGCACGACTCTACGTCTGTGAGGATATTTCCCAGACTGAGGCAGCAGTCCGCGCTGGATATTCTGTGAAGTCTGCCCATGCCATTGCCTCACAATTACTCAATGGGCAGCGGTATCCCCATGTCGTGGAGAGGATCCGTGAACTGAAGCAAGAGCTGGCTCGTAAGTATGAGGTGAGCTTTGAAGGTCATGTCAAAAAACTTGCAGAGATCCGTGACGCTGCCATGACGGGAGGAAATTTTGCTGCTGCCGTCGCTGCCGAGAAGTCTAGAGGACAGGCTGCTGGGATCTATATAGATCGTAAAGAAATCCTCCATGGGAAGATTGACCAGATGAGCCGCGATGAAGTGATGCGAGAAATTAAAAAGATTCAGGAAGAGTTCCCCGCGCTGGCTGTCGTCGCAGACGGGAACATGATTATTGAGCATGAAGATAGCGACAAATAAAGAGTTATCATTTTTACTCAACTATGGCATAGTATAATTGTAACAACAGTCAAAGAAAGGACACGTTACGATGAACTACTTTGAACAAACCCGAGACGCAGTGTTGCACCACTGGGTTGACTATCACGCAATACAGCCAACACACCTTGAGGTCACTGATGACAGGGTGCTATGCTGCCTTGATGATTTGAGGCAAATAAGCATAGTTGGTTTTGAGCATGAGACGCACGTCACCATTACAAACACTAACAATGATGACTGCAAGGTTGACTGCACCTACGCAACTACCGTTGCCGAGGACGCCCACCTGTTTGAGCTCAAGCAGTTTTTGCGTGACTACTAATTAATAGGACGGCAAGTGAGCATAAAAGACTTATCACTTGCCGTCACTTGTATTACCTTATAATTATTGCAACGCTCACAGAAAGGAGCTCACAATGAAGATGCCCAAAGACCTTACTTATGTGTTTAACGAGGGACGCTCACAAACAGTCCTGCGTTACGCGCCTATCAACATAGGCTGGATGGTTTTCCGCGAGGATGGCCTTGCTACTCCCAAGCGTATCTCTGGTAACATACGCATCTACAACAGCTACGACGAGGCCAAGCGCGATTACGACAACCGCGTGGCTGCCATACAATTCATGGACGCTCTCGAGGATGAGCAGGTTGACCAAGACAGCTACGACGAGTCTGACGAAGCTATCTGGAACAACGAGGCAGCACTTGAGCAGGGGAGGTTCCAATGACACAGTTGTATGAGTGGACTAAACGTCTCGGCCAGCAGCATTGGCAGATACCCAATGAGCCGACTACCTTGTGTGGGATGCCGATGCTCGGCAATAATTATGCCAGACACCTAACCGATGAGGACAAAACCCCTTGTCCCCAGTGCCAAAACCAGATCCAGATGTTCAGGTTGGATGAACATGAGTGATATGCGCTACATTGTGCGGGATACCCAGACAGGCGAAAGGTTTGTCTGGGATCTTACTCAGGTCTTGGAAGAAATAAACCGAGACAGATCAGCAGACTGGACACCCTACACCAAGGATGACTGGAACCAAGGATGGGACAACTTCGTTGACAACCTAGAGATTATCGGGTTTATGCGTAAGTCTGTAGCCGACAGCATTTATAGCTGACACAACAAGACAACAAAGGGGGTGTCATTGATTGTCCCCTTTGTTACTTTATTATTGTAACAACGCTCGTAGAAAGGAGCAGACAGATGCAACCAGGATTTTACACCATTGAGAAATACCACGCGTCTACAGATGACTGGGCGTATGTGGCTGGATTTAAGGATGAGGGAAAGGCTTTTGAGTATGCTGAGACAAATCTCTACAAGCACTACATCCGTATCACGCGCGACGGCGAACAGATCTGTGAGTCGTTTCCGATGAGCAAAGCAGAGCAGCGTCGGCTTGGTTTGCGGTGAGTAAACCAGAGTCCACATTGTGGAAAAATCTCCGTGAGGGAACTAAGGAGCTAGGCGTGTTTTGGACGCGCCTAGAGTCTTGGTCTAGTCCTGGAGTACCTGACTTGCACGGCATACTTGACGGCTATGCTTTTTGGCTTGAGCTGAAGGTCCATAGGTTAAACTCACTAAACAAGATCGCACTTCGTCCTCATCAAATTGCTTGGCAGATAAGATATAGCGGACAATCTGGTAATGTCTGGAACTTGGTTGGTCATCCTTCTTCCCGAACTATAAATATATTTCACGGTTCTAGGGCCATGGAGATAGCAGGACAGACAGAGAAAGACGGACCATTGTCCCCTGACTGGAGCTCAGGGATTCCTTACGATTGGGCGGGGGCCATCAATCATATTTTATCATCCTCATCTCCCATCACAAGGGAGGACGAAGTCTAGTTTTGTCATCAATCATCTTCTGTCCAGAGTCAACTCATCAATCTTCCTCAATCATTGTCGGCTGACGATTTACGAGGATTCGCAGACCTGATGATGATAGATGATGACGCTGATGTTTTTTGACAATTAATGACTTGTCAATAAAAATCCTAGGTGCTACTCTATACTCATAAGCAATGGTGCTTATAGAGATGTCGTAGAAAGGACATGTCATGACTGCTAAAAAATCTGTTAAAAAGTCCACCGCCAAAGCTGTCGTTAAATCAGCTGAGCTCCTTGTCACCGATGCAGAGATCTCGTACGACCAGATCTGGCAATTCGTCCAAGAGCACGCTGGCGGTAACGAGGCGAACGTCCACATTGTGCCGCTAGACAATGTTGACAAGGAGTCCGTGCAGCCCGTCCCCTTTGGTTATGGTGGACGTCCGGGTGGTGTACGCCAGACCATCCAAGATTGGATGTTGTTTGGTGTAGACGGCGACACGTCGCTAAAGGCAGCACTCAATAAGGCAGCACCATTAGGACACTCGCGCAAAAAGCCAGTCTGCCTACACGCCTTGATGCACGGTGGATATTCACCGTCTAGCAAATACTGGATGACTCCGTTCGTCAAGCTGGTAGTCAAAGGTTAACAATCGGGGGGACGTCCACGGGCGTCCCCTTTCACCGAGGACCATCGTTGAGGAGGAAGGATGATGACTCCCATCCTAGACGAAGACCGATATATATAGGCCTAAGTCTATATATATCAATCAATGTCCCTCTAGATGTATCATCGGTCGTCATCAATCATCGTCGCGCAGCGTGAAGATTTTAGAGGATTTTGGCGAACAAAATAGGATTGGTCAGGAATGTTCTGAACTGCCACAGAAATAGCAACGCAAACAAAGGAGCAGCGCGATGTGGATACTGATACTGATGCTAATATGTCTTGGCATTTTCTCGTTAATAAAAATTAAAAAAAGTTAGGTTAGGGGGTTGTTATTGACTTTTAAATGCTTATAATAAAAATTGTAAGCAATAACGCTTACCTGCATTACAGCAAAGAAAGGCTTGTAAAATGCAAAACGCTAAAAAGGGTAAGGCCACCCAAAAGGCCACGGTTAAAGCAGCCACCGTTAAGGCTGCAACCCTGCAACACACAGGTAACGAGTTAACCTACGCTTGCATTTGGCAGTTTGTGCAGCAGCACGCGGGCGGCAACCTGCATAATGTGCAAGTTGTGCCGCTGCCAAACGTGCAGCTTGACCAGCCGCAGCCTGTACCGTTTGGCTTTAACGGCAAGGCCGGTGGCGTGCGCGCCACAATACAGGGCTGGCTGCTTAACGGTGTTAACGGCAATAATAGCCTTGCCGCAATATTGGCCGCAGCTAAGCCGCTAGGCCACAGCAGCAAAAAGCCAATTTGCCTGCTGGCTTTGCTTAACGGCGGCTACAGCCCTAGCAGCGCGGTATGGGGCACTGGCTACGTTAAACTGGTAGCGCAGCCCCAGCCTACCAAGTAACCGCAGCGCGGGGGTGCCTAGGGTACCCCCGCCACCTTGGCCCCGCCTAGCGCGGGGCTTTTTTTGTGGCCCCCGCGAGACCGTCCCCTTGGCTGTACCTCGGTGTATAGCCAAGTTTTGGACAAATCGTGTGATAACAAAAAAGTTTCAGGATATTGACCCTACTCGATCAAAAGCCGAGATGACGTACCCCTGTTGATGCTGAAACGTCATAGGTTCATTGCCCTTGAAAAATTTTCGATATATTTATAAAATATTCGCTTTATTGAGGAACCTTAGTTTATGGACATTCAGCTAGTCCCTGAAGAGCAATTAAAGAAGTACGCCCATTTATTAGACCGTGCAAAAGAGATTAGCCAAGCAGAGGCCAGCCAGAATGATTTTATGCAGTATGTAAAAATGGTTTGGCCTGAGTTTATAAATGGCCGCCACCATAAGATTATGGCTGAGAAGTTTAACCGCATAGCCAGTGGGGATTTAAAGCGGTTAATTGTGAATATGCCCCCGCGCCATACTAAGAGTGAATTTGGCAGTTACTTATTGCCGAGTTGGTTGATGGGTAAGAACCCACGTTTAAAGATAATGCAGACAACGCACACGGCTGAGTTGGCTTTTAGGTTTGGTCGTAAGGTGCGTAATTTGATGAACTCTGCAGAATATACAAAAATTTTTAGTGGAGTAGAGTTACGCGCTGACAGCCAAGCTGCTGGCCGATGGGAGACTAGTAAGGGTGGAGAGTATTTTGCGGCTGGTGTAGGTGGTGCGGTGACGGGTCGTGGAGCGGATTTGTTGATTATTGATGACCCGCACAGTGAACAAGATGCACTTAGCCCCACAGCATTAGAACATGCTTATGAATGGTATACATCAGGGCCGCGCCAGCGTTTGCAGCCGGGAGGTGCTATCGTAATAATTATGACCCGTTGGGCAGAGAATGATTTAACGGGCAAATTGATAAAGCAGCAGGGTAGAGATATACTGGCAGATAAGTGGGAAGTAGTAGAGTTTCCTGCTTTGATGCCTGAGAGTGATGACCCCCTCTGGCCTGAGTTTTGGAAAAAGGAAGATTTGCTTTCTGTTAAGGGAAGTTTGTCAGTAGGTAAATGGGAAGCCCAATGGCAGCAGAACCCTACTGGCGATGTTGCCGCGATACTGAAACGTGATTGGTGGCAGGTGTGGCAGAAAGAAGATATCCCACGTTTAGAATATGTGATGCAGTCTTATGATACAGCGTTTAGTAAAAAAGAGACTGCTGATTACAGTGCGATTACCACATGGGGTGTTTTCCACCCAGAGGAAGGTGGACCACCAAACATTATTCTAGTTGATGCTAAACGTGGTAGGTGGGACTTCCCCGAGCTACGGCGATTAGCTTTAGATGAGTATAAGTATTGGGAACCAGAGTGTGTATTGATTGAAGCAAAAGCCAGTGGTATGCCGCTTACTCAAGAATTACGCAATATGGGTATACCTGTGATGAATTATACGCCGAGTAGAGGTAACGATAAGTTTACAAGAGTCAACTCTATTGCGCCGTTGTTTGAAAGTGGTTTAGTATGGGCTCCGGATACACGTTGGGCAGAAGAAGTCGTAGAAGAGTGTGCGGCGTTTCCTGCGGGAGAGCACGACGATTACGTTGACACAGTTACCCAAGCCTTACGCAGATTTAGAGAGGGTGGATTTATACAGCACCCCGAAGATTATGAAGAAGATGAAGCTGTTCCTGTGCAAAGGATATATTACTGATGGCAACAAACCCGCGCCCGAGTAACATTGACCGTTCTTTAATCCAAGCCCCTGATGATACCTTTAGTGGTGTAGAAGATGCCCTGCTTGAGAAAGAAGCAGATTTTTTAGAAATTACAGTTGAGCCGTCTGAAGAAGGTGGTGTAGAGGTAGTTTTTGGTAAAGATAGCCCAGTGGGTGAAGAGCCAGATGATTTTTATGGCAATCTGGTAGATTCACTGAGTGATGATACATTAGCTGATATTGCTAGTTATGTGAGTCAAAGTGTTGATGATGATAAGACTAGCCGTGATGAATGGGTAGAAACTTATACAAACGGTTTAGAATTACTCGGTTTGAAGTATGAGAACCGTACTGAACCGTTTGATGGTGCTACTGGTGTTATCCACCCCATATTAAATGAAGCTGTAACGCAGTTTCAAGCTGGTGCATATAAAGAGATGTTGCCCAGTGGTGGGCCAGTGCGCGGAAATATTGTTGGTGAAGCTACTCCAGAAGTAGAAGCACAGGCAAAACGCGTCCAAGATTACATGAATTACCAAATTATGTATGAGATGGAAGAATACGAGCCTGAATATGACCAGATGCTTTACTATTTGGGCTTGAGTGGCAGTGCTTTTAAGAAAATTTACCGTGATGATGTGCTCGGTAGGCCGGTAAGTAAGTTTGTTCCGGCTGAAGATATTGTTGCACCGTACACGGCAACTGATTTGGCATCAGCAGAACGTGTGACTCACATCATTCGGATGTCAAAAAATGAACTTCGTAAACTCCAAGTAAACGGTTTTTACCGCGATTTAGAGGTAAAAGGCGATAATACTACCGAAACTGACGATGTGCGCGAGGCTTATGATGAATTATCAGGCCGTGAAGCTGCTGGTGATAGCGAAGAAGTAACTTTGTATGAGTGCCATTGTTATCTAGACCTTGAAGAATATCCCGATGTAGGCGAGGATAATGAAGAAACAGGCATAAAACTGCCTTATATCGCCACAGTGAGCGCAGATAGTGACGAAGTTTTGTCTGTGCGGCGAAATTTTGCACAAAATGATAAAATGAAGAAGAAAATACCTCATTTTGTTCAATATAAGTTCACTCCAGGACTTGGTTTTTATGGTTTTGGCCTAATTCACCTGCTTGGAAACTTGAGTAGGACAGCTACGGCCAATTTACGGCAGCTTATTGACTCTGGAACGCTGAGTAATATGCCAGCAGGATTTAAAGCTCGCGGGTTGCGGATTGCCGATGAACAAATGCCTCTCCATCCGGGAGAATTTAGGGATATTGACATCCCTGGAGGCGATATTCGCACAAGTTTGATGGCTTTGCCCTACAAAGAGCCGTCTGGCACACTGTTTCAGCTAATGGGTTTTGTAATTGAGTCTGCCCAACGATTTATTGGCACTACAGATATTGGTGTTGGTGATAGCAGACAAGAGATGCCGGTTGGCACTACCATCGCACTACTAGAACGTGGCGCAAAAATCATAAGTGCGGTGCATAAAAGGCTGCATACGAGCCTGAAACAAGAATTAAAGATGCTTGCACGGTTATTTGCTGAAGACCCTACCCCGTATCCATACGAAGTTCGCCCCGATGTGCAGATTAAGGCTACTGATTTTGACGCACGGGTAGATATTATCCCCGTGAGTGACCCAAATATCTTCAGTATGTCACAAAGGGTAGTTTTAGCACAGGAACAACTCAAATTAGCTACCGCTGCACCAGAGATGCACAATTTGCGTGAGGCATATCGCCGAGTATACGAAGCATTAGGTGTAGATAATGTTGAGCAGGTTTTGAAACCTGAGCCACAACCACAGCCGATGGATCCTGCTGCTGAAAACCAGTTTGCCAGTCAGGCGGCTGGTGGGCAGGGTAAAATGCAAGCATTCCCAGACCAAGACCATGATGCACATATCGCTGTGCATTTAGCTTATATGCAATCGCGGGTAGCGCAAATGCAGCCGCCGATATTGCTGACGTTAGAAAAACATATCTACGAGCATATTGGTATGAAGGCGCAAGTTGTTTATCAACAACAAATGGCTACTAACCCGCAGATGCAGCAACAGCCACCTGAAGCACAGGCCGCAGCTATTGCACAAATCCAAGCGCAGCTTATGGCAGAGTTCCAGCAACAGCAGCCGCCGCAGCCACAGAGTGACCCGCTGGTAGAAATTAAGAAACAAGAGTTGGCATTGCGCGAACGTGAAATGCAAATGGATAACCAGAACGACCAACAAAAACTTCAGCTTGATGCACAAGCTCGCCAAGAAAATGCTGATATCGCCCGTGAGCGCATAGCTTCAACAGAGGATATTGCCAATATGCGAGCGCAGATCGCTATTCAACGGCAGCAACAAAACCAGAGGGGACAATAATGCCACGCGGTTTTGCGGGGGAAAGGGAATCTTCTAGGGCGAGAGACCCTTCTGGCAGAAGCAGCTCGCGTGGTGGGGGAGGACCCCGTGGTGGTAGAGGGGGAGGCCGCGCCAGCGCAGGTAGGAGCAGCAGGTCTAGTGCGGGTAGAGGTCGGCAAGACGGTCCTGGAAGCCGTACAGAGGGTAACCAGCCTTCAGGCATTGAAGCACTCGTAGAAAAAATTAATCGTGATATTGATGCTGGCGTAAATGTTTTTGCGGACAGCTATACAAATCAAAATGCCCAAGATATTTTAGCGAATCGTTATGGCGATAAACAAGAGGCCTTTGGTATTACTTCACCGAGTGTGGGTGACAAAGCACTTAAAGCCATAGGGTATGATACTTCTAAACCGTTTTTAAAAAATGTTTATGATAATGTGGTTCCAGGAAGAAAAACCCCATTAGGTATATTGAGTGCAGTGCCAACAGCTCTTGGCTTGCCTCAGGCATCGCAATTAGCTGTAACTATTGCGAACCGTCTCGCAGCTAATCAAGCAGCCACAGAGCCAGCATCTCCGGTAAACGAGACGATACCCTCCATCGAGTTTACAGGTCGCCCAGATGATGCGCCAATACCAGAAATAGAGTTTACACCTAATACTATCGCACCGAGTGGTTTTACTAGAATAGCAGCAAGACCAACATCTGTTCCTCCTGATTATGCCGCAGAGACTGATGCAGAGTTTGATGCTCGCATGGATAGGATGTTTGGGGAGCAGTATGAGCGCGATAAAGCAAGAGATCTTAATCGTGCCAAGATAGATAATTATCTGCAGAGTCAATCAGATGTTGGGGTGTTCACTCCACCTACACGATCAGTATTTGAAGGCGTTGATACAAGGCCACTTATTACTATGTTTGGCGACAACCCGATGCCGGAAAGAGTGGGCGATAAGCCTATGGGTGGGTTTGCCGACCCGCTCACTGATAAAACTTTGCTTGAATTTTATAGTGAGCAGATGCTTGGTTCGCAAACACCCAAAGTGGGTATTTAAGGAGGCCTAAATGTCAGAACGAGTAGCACAACTTAAAGACCAGCTTAATGATGCCATTGCCGCTGGCGATGATGATAAGGTACAAGAGATTGAGCAAATGATGTTCCTCGAGTTTGGCTATGATGCTAAAACAGGGAGGAAAAAGAAAGCAGGAGGCGGTAGAGTGAAAATGAAAAAAGGTGGATTCCCTGACCTTACAGGCGATGGTAAAGTCACTCGGGCAGATATTCTCAAAGGCAGGGGCGTCAAGCTCGCCTCAGGCGGCGAAGCTGTGATGGATGCTACTAGCAATCGAGCTACAAATGCTGGTATCTCACGGGGAGCTGGTGCTGCGCTACGGGGAATAAAATTTAGGGGTGTTAAGTGATAACTGTTGAGCAGTTCCTTAAATGGAAGGTTCTGCCACGTTTTATGATGTTGGTAAGCACAGCTATGTCTTGGCGGTGTGCTGAATGGTTTATGTCTTTACCAGAGCCAACAGCTTCACAGTCTGCTTTTGTTTCTGTTGTGATGGGTGTCATGACTGGTGTTTTTGGGATATGGATGGGGCATGAACACAAAGGCGAATAAGCATGACCGTGGATGTGTTTTTGTTACTTGTGTATTTAGGCACGGGTGAGTTTCGCAAACTAGAATCTGGAAATATGTATTGGAGATCTATTACAGATTGCAACTGGTATGCGAGTCAAGTAGTGAAGCGGTATGGTAATTATCAATACAGCGCGTATTTAGACCCAAAGGATAGAGTTACGGCTTATTGTGTACCCCGTACCGTAGACCCTAAAACAGTAAGGATATATGACAGATGATTCAAGCGTTGATTGGCCCCGTTACAGGGCTGCTAGATAAGTTTGTTGAAGACAAAGATCAGAAGGCGAAGTTAGCTCATGAAATTGCTACAATGGCTGAAAAACATGCACATGAGTCAGCGATGGCTCAAGTGGAAGTCAATAAAGCAGAAGCTCAGCATAGAAGTATATTCGTTGCGGGTTGGAGACCTTTTATCGGCTGGACTTGTGGTGTTGCTCTTGCTTATCATTTTATCCTACACCCGATAGTGGTGTTTGCGATGATGACCTTCCCCGAAATACCTGTAACACCAGAACAACTCCCAGAGTTTGATATGGGCAGTTTACTTACAGTGCTGATGGGTATGTTGGGGCTAGGTGGTATGCGGACATATGAGAAAGCGAAAGGGTTAACAAAATGAGTTTGTACAGAAACATACACAAACGCAGAAAAAGCGGTAAGCGTATGCGGAAACCCGGAGAGAAGGGCGCACCAAGCGCAGCAGATTTTAAGGCTGCTGCACGAACTGCTAAAAAACGTGGTGGTGCGGCGAGTAAGAGGAAAAAATGAACAAAGACAAATTGCGTGAAGAACTTGCAGAGGATGAAGGCTGTAAGTTTGAAGTGTATCTTGATCATTTAGGGTTGCCGACGTTCGGCATCGGCCACCTCGTAGTAGAACAAGACCCTGAGTATGGTCAGGCGGTAGGCACCCCTGTAGATGAAGAGCGAGTACGCCAAGTATTTAGTCTCGACATCGCTTCAACTCTAGATGAGTGCAAAGTTTTGTATGATGATTTTGATGAGCTGCCAGAAGAGTGCCAACTTATCATCGCGAATATGATGTTCAACATGGGGCGACCACGCTTATCTAAATTTAAAGGTATGAAAGCTGGTGTGGATGCACGGGATTGGAATCGCGCTGCTGATGAGATGGTAGATAGCCGCTGGCACGATCAAGTGCCGAATAGAGCTAAACGGCTCGTAAAACGCATGAGAGCGTTGACTGATGTCGAATGATCTTTACATATATGAAAATATGCTTAAGATGATGCGCGAACGGAAAAGTTCAATACAAGAAACCATTTGTCATGGTGCTGTAGCGGACTTTACTGCTTTCAAGGAACTCCGAGCTCGTCTCGGTGAACTTGCACAAACTGAACAGGATCTTAAAGACCTGCTAAAAAAGGTGTCAGATATAGATGAGTAAAACACTTCTCGTACCAGATTATATTGCTAAACAAAAAGCTAAAGAAGCAAAAACCCCCGAAACCCCTGCCTTAGAAAAACTGCCGCAACCGACAGGCTGGCGTATTTTGATATTACCTTTTAAGGGTAAAAAGAAAACAGACGGCGGCGTTATCCTACCCGACCAAGCGATAGAACGCGAGGCACTTGCTACAGTTTGTGGCTTTGTGCTCAAAGTCGGCCCCCTTGCATACAAAGATCCCCAAAAATTTGGTGACCCTGTGGATCCTACTAAGAACTGGAAACCTTGGTGTGAAGAAGGTGACTGGGTGATTTTTGGTAGATACGCAGGAAGTCGTTTTAAGATTGAAGGTGGTGAGGTGCGTCTTCTTAATGATGACGAGATCCTTGCCACTATCAATGACCCCGAAGATATTTTGCACGTTTAAACCATGGAGTCTACCATGCAAAAAGAAGCCCAAGACGAGCTCTTTGAAGAAGACACAGTAGAAGTTGAGGTTGAGAAAGAAGAAAAACCTCAAGAAGAATCTGTAGAAGCTGAGGTTGTAGAAGAACAAGCAAAAGCCTCTGATGATGAATTAGAGTCGTATAGCGAAAGTGTGCAGAAACGGATTAGTAAGCTCACAGCAAAAATGCGTGAAGCTGAAAGACGAGAAAAAGCTGCACTAGAATACGCTCAGTCTGTACAAAAACAACTCGATGATTCATCCAAGAAAACTCAATCATTAGATGAGTCTTTTGTTACTGAGTTTGAGAACCGTGTAGCTTATCAGGAACAATCTTTACGCAATGGTTTGCGTGAAGCAATTGATCGTGGAGATATTGACGCACAGGTAGAAGCACAAACAGCTTTAGCAAAATTAGCGCAAGATAACGAGCGGCTTGCTTATGTTAAGCGACAACGCGAGGCACAAGCGCAACAAGTCGCAGAGCAGCCTCAGGTAGCACAGCCACAGGCACCAGCTCAGATTGACCCTAAAGCGCAGGCGTGGGCTGATAAGAATGAATGGTTTGGTACAGATGAACCGATGACTCTGACAGCTTTTAGTATCCACAAAAGTTTGATAGAAACTGAGGGTTTTGACCCACAGAGTGATGAGTACTACCAAGAGCTCGATACACGGATACGCAGCGAGTTTCCACACAAGTTCGGGGCTAAACAAGCCAGAAGCTCTGGGCCGGTAGTAGCCGGTGCTAATCGTAATGCACAAAGGTCAAATAAAAAATCTGTAAAGCTAACAGAATCTCAAGTTGCAATCGCTCGTAAACTTGGTATAACTAATGAACAATATGCAAGACAGCTTTTGCGTCTGCAAGAATCGTGAGGAAGGTGATGACCGAAAGAACCCCACGCACTTCCCAGACTAGGGAAAAAACTAGCCGCGCTACACCGTGGCGTCCACCGTCTCAACTAGACGCTCCAGATCCTCCAGAGGGATTTGTTCATCGTTGGATCCGTGAATCAGTCATGGGTTACGATGATAAGAAAAACTTATCTGCTCGCCTACGCGAAGGCTTTGATCTTGTTCGCGCCGAAGAGTACCCAGACTTTGAAGCCCCTACTGTTCAAGATGGCAAACACGCCGGAGTGATTGGGGTAGGCGGTTTGGTGCTCGCAAGGTTCCCCGTAGAGTCTAGAGAACAGCGCAATGCTTATTATCGCGGTCAAACGCGTGATCAAATGACTGCCGTTGACAATGACCTTATGCGGGAACAACATCCATCCATGCCGATCAGTAAACCTGAGCGGCAATCTCGTGTAACTTTCGGAAGCGGAAACAACTCCGAATAATTGTTAGGAGACTAAAATCATGGCAAATACTGATTCGCCGTTTGGTTTGCGTCCTCATAACAAACTAGGCTCGAACGCCAATTCCATGGGTTTGACGCCTTACAAAGTACAGATTCCGGGTGTAGCAGGTTCCTCATCAGCGATCCATCAAGGTGATATGGTGATTCCCCTCTCTAACGGTCTCGTGGATGTAAGTGCGGCAGATGGTGGTTCGGTAGCGATCCTAGGTGTTATGGCAGGGTGTGAATACACTGCACTCGACGGTACGCCAACCTTCGATAATAAATATCCTGGAACGGCTTCTTTGAAGTCTGGCACAGAAGCAACTGTGTTTGTATACGATGATCCTCATCAAGTATACGAGTGCCAAGCTGATGCAAGTCTGACTGACCTTGCAACCGCAACTGCTTTGATCCACTCAAATGCAGAAGGCACTGGCTTTGGTTCTGAAACTGCAAATGGTATCTCCGCAGGTGAGATTTCTGTTTCTACCGCAGGAGCCACCACTACTTCGGATAATTTCCGGATTGTGGGTATCAAGGATGTTCCTGGGATTGACTATGCTTCAGCAGGAGTGATCCTCCTAGTGAAGCTGAATATCCCGCATCATACTTCAACCACTGGCATCGCTTAAGGAGGACTAGAGATGGCTATTGCAAGATCCCAACTCCTCAAAGAACTAGAGCCAGGATTGAACGCTCTTTTCGGTATGGAGTATGACCGTTACGAAAACCAGCATACTGAAATCTTTGAAACCGAAACTTCGGATCGGGCTTTTGAAGAGGAAGTAATGCTTTCAGGATTCGGGGCTGCACCTGTCAAGGGTGAAGGCCAAGCAGTTTCATTCGATACTGCGAACGAATCGTTTACTGCTCGTTATACACACGAGACTATTGCACTCGCGTTTGCGATTACTGAGGAGGCTGTAGAGGATAACCTTTATGACCGCCTGAGCTCTCGTTATACTCGTGCGCTTGCTCGTTCGATGTCTAACACTAAGCAGGTGAAGGCCGCTGCTGTTCTTAACAACGCATTTGATAGCACCTTTGCTATCGGTGACGGCAAAGAGCTCTGCGCTACTGACCACCCCACAAATGGTGGTGGCACGTTCCGTAATGAGCTCAGCACCGCAGCAGACCTTAACGAAACATCACTTGAGCAGTCGTTGATTGATATCGCGGCGTTCATTGATGAGCGTGGTCTGAAAATCGCTGTGCAGGGTCGTAAGTTGATTATTCCTTCTGCGCTTCAGTTCGTTGCTGAGCGTCTGATGGCATCAACGATGCGTGTCGGTACCGCAGATAACGACATCAACGCTCTCCGCAACATGGGTATGTTGCCTGAGGGTTATGTTGTAAACAACTTCCTGACTGATACAGATGCGTTCTTTATCAAGACAGATGCACCCAATGGCTTCAAGCACTTTGAGCGAGCAGCTATCAGGACTTCTATGGAAGGCGACTTCGATACGGGTAACGTCCGCTATAAGGCTCGTGAGCGTTATAGCTTCGGTGTTTCGGATCCCCGTTGTGTGTTTGGTTCTCCTGGAGCCTAAACTCAAAAACCTCCGAGGGGCGGCTTGCGAGCCGCCCTTTTTTTGTTTATAGTCTTTATATCCCTGACAGATCTGAAGTAGATCTGACATTAGCCACGACAGGAGAGAAACATGGCTACTACTACCTTTTCGGGACCAGTGCGTTCCAAAAGCGGTTTTAAAGTTATCAATGAAAGTGCGACTACAGGTGCGATTACAGAAACGGGTTTTTCTGTAAATGCCACGGGTCAGCTCATTTCTATGGGTACTCGCAAAATTCAATCTTTTGCAGGTACGCTTGCAGCAACTAATGCAGCTTCAACCGCGTATGCCGACGGCGATTGTCTTGTAGAACTAGGAACCCTGAATGTAGATGCACCTGATGATCTTGTTACACCTAGCAAGATTTTTATTCATCGTGCTCTTATTGGGATTACAACCGCTGCTGGTCAAACTCTTGCAGGTAACCTTGCTTTGAGTTCTACGAGTGGAACCGCAACAAATGCCGCTGTTTCAGGCACTGAGATTGTTGGTGCGGGTGTTACCTCATTTAACGAGCAGTTGAGCGCAACTCAGTCTATTACTGAGATTGATATCAACTTTAATGACACTGCTGGTAATTACCATATCTTTGTTCCGAACATTACCGCAGCCGTTGCAAACGTGCATCTGTATGCCAGAGCCACGACCACTGTAAACGCGGATGTCACAGCAGGAAGGTTCACAGTAGAGCTGGAATACTCCGTTTACTAATAGGAGATTGTTATGGCTGATGCAGTCACTTCACAAACTTTAATAGACGGTGTTAAAACCGCCGTCTTGAAGTTTACTAACATCTCTGATGGTTCCGGAGAAAGTGCGGTAGCAAAAGTAGATGTAAGCTCTCTTTCTGCTAATGATGTAGGTAAAACCTGCACGGGTGCTTCTATAGAAAAAATATGGTGGCAGTGCAATGGCATGAAGGTGCAGCTACTTTTTGATGCGACCTCAAATGTGATAGCTATTGAACTCGGTGAGAATCAAAGTGGTTATCATGACTACACTAGCTTCGGTGGCATAATCAACAACGCTGGGTCTGGTAAGACAGGAGATATTTTGTTTACCACTGTAGGCCACAGTTCTGCTGACAGTTATACGATTATCCTACAGGTGCGTAAGGAATATAACTAATGGCGACCACCAAAGATGTAAAAAGGAGCCCCTCTGGAAGATTGTCTTACAGAGGGGAGACTTTTTCTGGATATAACAAACCTAAAAAAACCCCAAATGGGCCTAAGAAGTCTGCTGTTCTAGCTAAAAAAGGCAATCAGGTAAAACTGGTGCGTTTTGGTGATCCGAATATGTCCATCAAAAAAGACCAACCCGGAAGGAGAAAGTCTTTCCGTGCAAGGCATAGATGTGATACCGCTAAGGATAAATTCAGCGCACGATACTGGTCCTGTAAGGCTTGGTAATGAAAGCAGATGATGTTCTAAAGCTGTTGGAAAAACATGAAGCAGATTGCAGCGAGCGATATGCAGAAATACAAAAACAGCTTGATAAATTAGATATGAGACTGTGGGGCATAGCTGTTTTGATTATAGCAGCGGCTGCAATCCCGAGGTTATTCTAATGGCTATGACGAGAGGCAATATGGCGCAACAAATTAAAAAAGCCCCTGCTTCTAGGAAAAAGCGTAAAAAGCCGAAAGTGCCAGCTAAGTATTTAGCTGGTCTTAGCTCTGCTGAGAAAGCTAAACGTAAAAAAGAGATAGAGCGTAATAGAAAGAAATCGCCTAGGGATCCTTCCGCGTATAAATTTTCTACAGACTTCACAAGCAGTGGAGCTAGAAGAAAGACTAAAGAGTCTAAATATACCAAGAAATTTAAAAAAGTATTTGGAGGCTCTACTCGTGGCAAGAAAAAAAGATCCTAAAGTTGGCACAGGGAAAAAACCAAAAGGATCAGGACGTAGGCTCTACACTGATGAGAACCCTAAAGACACAGTTAGAATTAAATTCGCTACTCCAGCAGATGCTCGAGCGACAGTCGCAAAAGTTAAGAAAATTAGAAAGCCTTTTGCAAGAAAAATACAAATCTTAACTGTTGGTGAACAACGAGCTAAGGTTATGGGTAAAGATAAAGTAGTTGATATTTTCAAAAAGGGCAAAGAGGCCTTGAGAAAAGAAAGGGGAAAGTGATGGCACTTAGCGCGTCGGTTGTGAAGTCTCTGGAAAAGAAAGCTGAAGCTGCTCGTAAAAAAGGAAAAAAAGTGACAACGGGGCAGCTAAAAAGAGTTTATAACAAAGGTCTAGCTGCTTATCGAACAGGCCACCGTCCGGGAACTTCCCCTAATCAGTGGGCTATGGCAAGAGTAAACAGCGTCCTCACCGGAGGTAAGGCAGCAAAAGTTGACGCTCACATTTTTGGCAAAGGCAAAAAACCGAAGCCAAAATCAAAGGCAAAGAAAAAAAGTAAAGCATGAGTTATCTAACAAGTAATATCCCTTACTTCAAATGTTGGGTAAGGAAGGAATATACTTGCAATCATGAAGACCACCACGGCGAGTTCCTTCATGCAATGGCTGTAGCAGTAACTACAATGCCAAACAGATGTTTGAGTTTTCAGGTGATTTTTACAGGTTGTGAGGCTGAAATTAACGATGAGCCGAACGTTCATGGCGGGGCCATGTGGGCTAGGATGCCCATAACAGCTTTAGTGGGGGATACCCCCTACGAGGAGTGGCCTGACCCCATGCCGGTACACGCGGCTCAACCGTGGGACTGTATGTCTCACACGCATGCTGTGTACAAGATTAACAGGGCTACGCCCTGCCCATGGATTGCTAAAATTGACGGAGAATTTTTCCCCGCGAAGTATTACTTTACAGTGGACTACACTGAGAGTGAGATAGCAGATGATCCGGCTCAACACAAACAAAGCCATGTGTTAGAGCTACTAGACGCTGGTCAGTGGACTGGAAATATCGTGGCTTTGCCTAATAATCGTGTAAGAGTCACGCATCCTGCTTGGTTTGAAACAGGCGAAGGCGCACCTGATTTCAAGCCTTCTCAACACATACACTATTCAAAGTCTGATTTAGATTATACAATGGACGTAAATCAGATTTTTGATAATCTCTACGCGGAAGAGGAAAACGAAGATGGCGATGAAGAAGAAGGGTAACGCCAATGGCGGTAAGAAGAAGCGCATGATGAAGTCCAAAGGTGGATCCATGGGCGGCAAAAAGCGCATGATGAAGTCTAAGGGTGGCGCAATGGGCGGCAAAAAACGCATGATGAAGTCCAAAGGCGGTGCTATGGGCGGTAAGCGCATGATGAAGTCCAAGGGTGGCGCAATGGGCGGCAAACGTAGAATGATGAACAAAGGCGGCGCAGTCGGTGGCAAAGTAAGCTCAAAAATGATCAAAGGGCCATACAGCTAAATGGCTCTATCAGGTTCAAATGATTTTGAGCTCGATGTAGCTGATTACGTCGAAGAGGCTTTTGAGCGGTGTGGCTTAGAGGTTCGTACAGGGTATGACCTTAAAACAGCCACCCGCTCCCTCAACCTCATGTTAGCTGATTGGGCTAATAGGGGCTTAAATCGTTGGACAATGACTCAAACGTCAACTACTTTGACGGCTGGCACTGCAAACTACAATTTGGGCATCGATACAATAGATATCCTCAGTGCTGTCATTCGCACAGGCACAGGAACCAACCAGTCAGATATTTCATTGAGTCGATTGAGCCGCGATGGATATTTGAGTATCACTAACAAAAACACCACTGGTAAACCTACGCAGTTTTATGTTGATAGACAAATCAACCCAATTGTAAAGCTATGGCCTACTCCGGACAGTGTGGAAACCTATACTTTAGTTTTTGATAGACTAACTAGAATGGATGATGCAGATAGTTCGTTAAATACTTTAGATGTGCCGTTCCGATTTTATCCGTGTCTGGCTGCTGGGTTGGCTTATTATATTGCTTTGAAGAAAGCTCCACAAAGAGTGCAAATATTAAAAGCTGTTTACGAAGAAGAGTTTGAAAGAGCAGCCTCAGAAGATAGAGACAGAGCCACACTCAGTCTGACCCCTAGCAGAGATTATTATACGTTTATCTCATGAAGTATGCGACAGGCAGAAAATCTTTAGCGATATGCGATAGATGTGGACAAAGGTACCGATACCTTAAGTTGCGTAAAGAGTGGACTGGTCTTAAAACTTGTCCAGATTGTTTTGAGCCAAAGCATCCTCAATTAGAGCCTAGCTCACCACCTTTTGAGCCACAAGTTTTGCATGAGCCGCGCATTGATGTTAAAGAAGACAATATACCTTTTACGGTTTATACAAATGTGGGTCTAGGTTTAATTGGAACTAAGCTGACTTCTTTCGAAGCCACTGGAAGTGTAGGCACGGTTACGGTGAGCACGTCATGAGCTATACTTACACAGAATTAAAAAACTCTATTAAAGATTATACCGAGAACCAAGAGTCTAGCTTTGTTTCTCATTTGTCAGATTTTATTAAATCAACAGAGCAACGCATTTTCACCACAGTAGATTTAGAATTTTTTCGTAAAAACGTGACTGGAAATACCAGTACGGGTAATCAATTTTTAGCTATGCCTACTGATTTCCTTGCCGCGTTTAGCTTGTCTATCACAAACTCAAGCAACAAAGTATTTCTTCAGCAAAAAGATGTGAATTATTTACAAGAATTTAATCCTGATAACAGCACAGGTATACCAAGATACTACGCTGTTTTTGATTATGAAAATTTCATATTGTCGCCTGTGCCAAACGCAGCTTTTAGTTCTGAACTACATTACTATTATCGCCCTGAAAGTCTCACAGCCAGCACTTTTGAGCTTACTTTGTCGAGTGTAAGTGGGACCTTTGCAAATACAGAAACGATCACTGGTGGGACTAGCGGTGCAACTACAACGATAAATTCAGGGGGTGGTGGTTCTGTATTAACTGTGGTGATTCCTAGCGCAGATTTTACTGTTGGCGAAACAGTAACAGGAGCCACTAGCTCTGCCACTGGCACGGTGGTTTCTACTAGCGCAGATACTCGAAAAACATTCCTTAGTGAAAATGCTCCGAATACTATGCTCTATGGGTGTCTTGTTGAAGCATACACTTATATGAAGGGCGAAAAAGATATTATGGATTTATATAACGGCCGATTTATAGAGTCACTTGGCCGAATTAAAGATTTAGCTGAGGCTAGGGAAAACACAGATGCGTATAGAACAGGTTTACCTACGAGACCTCGCACATGAACATTGCGATTGTTGGGCTTGGTGGTAGTTATTCTGACTATATAGCTGCTCGGGTTGCTTCTCACGAGTTTGATGAAGTGTGGGGTATTAATTGTATCGGAGGCATCATTCACGTTGATAAGACGTTTATGATGGATCCAGTCTCTAGGTTTTTAGATACTGAAAATGCGGGAACACAAACAGGAATAGCTCGTAAGTTTTTAAAAGAAAATAAGAAACCGATTATTACTTGTCAACTCGACAAGCGAGTAAAAAATTTAGAATTATACCCGCTAAAAGAAATAGCTACAGATTTAGGTTTTTGTTATTTCAATAACACTGTAGCTTATGCCGTCGCTTACGCGATATGGCAAAAAGCCACAAAGATTTGTATGTATGGCATAGACTACACTTATAAAAACGTGAGCATGGCTGAGGCAGGGCGAGCTTGTGTAGAGTTTTGGTGTGCTATCGCAGTATGTAAGGGCATAAAAATAGAGGTGGCGAGCAGGTCTAGTCTTTTAGATACGAATGTGCCAGACAATGAAAAATTGTATGGTTACCACAGATTAGAGGATCCTCTGGTACAGACTGTGGAAAATGGTAGCTTGTTGATTACTAAACAATCAGAGTATGAACCTCCTGAGCCGCTAGAATCTGACCCTATTGTTTTTGGGAGGCATGACAATGTTTGAAGTAAATATCGCTAGTGTAGGCGCAGTGAGTGTAATTACATCTGATAATGGCGGTTTATCAAATGATCAAATAGCGGACATGGCTGCAAATAAAATCATTTACATCGCCGATGAAGCCCCAGAGCCTATACGTCTACAAGCAGAAGTTTTTAAAGATAGGGTCAGAAATCTAGTGCAATACTATGTAGAGTTGGCGAGAAAAGAAGAACGTGCTACTATTTGCGCCAAGGTTCGTGAGGCAGGTCAACATGAACTGGCTGATGCTATTGGGAGGTTATGATGGCTATTGCTCAAGCGATGTGTACAGCATTTAAACAAGAGTTGATGCTTGGTACCCATAATTTTGCGACTAACGGGAATGCGTTTAAACTCGCTCTTTATGCGGAAAGTAGCGGGGGTAAATCAAGCACCACTGCAACATTAGGTGCATCTACGACCGCGTTTACTACCACGGGAGAGGTGGCTTCAAGTGGCACTTACGCCACAGGGGGAGGCACTCTCACCAAAATAGCACCGACAACATCTGGCACTACAGCATTTACTGATTTTGCAGATTTGAGTTTTACCACAGCTACAATTACTGCGATGGGTGCGTTGATTTATAATAGCACAAACAGTAACAAAGCTGTTGCTGTGCTGGACTTTACGTCCAATAAAACATCAACTTCAGGCACTTTTACGGTTCAGTTCCCCACAGCAGATGCTAGTAACGCCATTATCCGTATAGCATAATGGAGTAGTACTTTGGCAAACATCACGGGCTGGGGACGCGGTACTTGGGGTCAAGGTGCTTGGAACCAAGCCATACCCGTCGTTGTCACTGGTGTTGCTGGAACCACAGCTTTAGGCTCTGAATCTGTCGCGGCGTCTGCATTAGTAACGGTAACAGGCGTTGCCGCCACCTCTGCTTTAGGCTCTGAATCTGTTGTAGCATCTGCCGTAGTCGCCCCAACGGGTGCGGCTGCAACAGGAGCAGTCGGCTCTGCTACCTTAACAGGCACCGCTCTCGTATCTCCCACAAATGTTGTAGGCACCACCGCAGTCGGTGATGAACAGACTAATTGTGCTGCAAATGTAGCTGGAGTTGGTGTTTCAGCTACAGTCAGTTTTGGTGATGAGTCTGTTACGGCAGGCGCAACCGTAGCTGTTACGGGTGCGGCTGGCACAGGATCAGTAGGCTCTGCAACAATTACAGGGTCTTCTTTACTTTCTGTGACTGGTGTAAGTGGTACTGGACAAGCTACTACTGTCCCCACCATAGAGTCAACATATGCCTTCACGGGGGTTGCAGGAACTGGAAATATTGGTATAGTTCAAATCTACACGAGTATTGTGCCTAGCCAGACTCCAAATTGGACAGAAGTAGAAGCAGCTTCTCCATCATGGTCTGAAGAGACACCCTCGCAGAATCCTGATTGGACAGAGATAGCGGCGTAGGAGCAATACATGGCAAGTTCTTTCAGCACAAATTTAGGTATAGAAAAACCCGCCACAGGTGAACTTTCAGGCACTTGGGGCGATGTCACTAATTTTAACTTTGATATTTTTGACCGAGTCACTGGTGCGGCAGATTTAACTGCCTCTGATTTGACCACAGATCTTACAATTCGTGCGGCATCTCCCACGTCTGGACAAAGTAATGTACAGACTGGCATGTTTTCTGTCATAAATCTTAAAGACGGTGGTTCAGATTTAGGCGGGGTAAACGTCGTAACAATCGCCCCAAACACAGCCACTAAGTTTTTTGTTATTAAAAATTCCCTGTCCGGCAGTCGCAGTGCGACGATTCAACAGGGTAGCGGAGCCACCGTATCCATACCAAACGGTAAAAC